CCTTAGTAAGAACCGAACAAGCCTCTTGATAAGTCATTTTGTTATCCTTAGCATACTGCTCTACTTCCTTATCACTCAAATATTTCTTATTAGGGTCAGTATTCTTCTCAATATGTGACTTCTCTTCAAGATTTACCCTAACCTCTGTAGGAATAGCCTCAAATATGTCTACAAGAACCTCCGTCATAGACATTTCCTTCTCATCCAACTTAATTGAAGCAAACTTCCCAGCAGAATCCTCTAACATTACCTTCTTTGCCTTTTCAACAACCGCTGGCCAAAAACCCTTAGAAACAAGATCATCACAAATCTTAGTGACTTTCTCCTTCTTGAGGTCTACTTCCTTCTCAGACAACTTTTTCTCTGCATCTTCCAATTTCTTGTTAATAGCCTCCGTCTCCTTAGCATGAGCATCGGTAAGTTTCTTCTCAACCTCAGCTATTGAAGCTTTATGAGAATCCTCCATAGTCTTCTTATCCTTTGTAAAAGAATCCGAAAGCTCTTGGAGTCTCCTCTCCATATCTTCTAATTTCTTTTCATCTGCCATATCCCTATCACCCCCCTCTTTTTTTAGTTCACCTTCTTTTTTAGTGTCTTCCAATAAAGTTTCTGTGGAATTCTGTTTTAAAATAGAATCCAAAAAACTAAAAAATTTCTTTTTTTCCTCTTCCAAAATAGGCATTATTCCACCCCCTTTTATAACCTATAAATATATTTTACTACAAAAAATCAAAAAAAATAAAGGATTTCTTTACAGAATCAAGTATTTATGGTATATTTAATTTTCAAACCATGAAAATGTCACCCAAGGAAGATAGGAATTACCAGCAGATTCAGATTCATGGCCTACAAATAAACCATTCCCAGGCAATAATTCAAATTCTTGAATAAAATCAATACCATATGGGGGCATCCCATTAGAAAAATTAATTGTTCTTCTATCAACAATTTTATCTACTGTCAAAGAACCCCCTGCATAAATTTTAGCAATTGTATCTGGACTATTTGGATTATATTTTACTATGTTAGTTGTCAAGTCTGTTGCACCGGAAACTCCTGTAAATAATGTTACATTGGAAATTACAGAAATAGAACCTGAAGCAGAAGCACCTGAATTAATTTGAAGGACTTTAAGGATTTTGCCACTCCCAATAGGGTTCCACAATGCCAAAATATTTGTAAATAAAGGCACATCCGAACCCCATCGGTAACTGGCACTATATACATTCTCTTTCCAAAAAGTACGACGTAGGTTTAACATGAATTAAGCACGACCATGTATTTCTACTAATTTGTTATAGGCTATACCAGCATCTAAATTTCTCAAGCTCATTGTTACAGAATGAACTCCATCGGAAAGATCCCCAATGTAAGCGGTGCCCTCCAATAAGGTGAACCCAGTCCCAACAGAAATAAGTTCAATTCTTGGTGTAGTTTCTGCATTAAAGAAAATACCAATATTTGATGTTCCGGCAGAAGCCATTGCTTCGGCTTTTACAATAATCTCCCCACTTGGCAAATCTGAAACTTTCTTTATAAATCTCATCTCTTTCTGATTAGAATAAGCTGTTCCTGTATAAGAAACAGTTGTATCATCAGCTACGATAAATCCACTTTTCAAATTACCAGAAGCTTTTGCAGCCGTTACAGCTAAATTAGCTAATTTATTTGTAGTAACTGCTCCATCAACTAATTTGTCCACTGTGACCGAGTTGTCTGCAATTTCCCCAACACGTCTAAGATTAATAGGCATATAAATCACCCCCTTTCATTACTAAACTTTCTCCCAAAGCTCTACTAATCTTTGATAAGAAGTTCCATTATCTAAATTTCTATGTCCTATTTTTATCAAATTAACTCCATCTAATAAGTCACCTATATAAGTTGTTCCTTGTAATAATTCAAAACTTGTCCCGACAGAGGATAAAACTTTTCTTGGCAAAGATTCTAAATTAAAAAATATCCCTACATTTGATGTCCCTTGTAAAGACATTATTTCAGTTTTTATAAGCAATGTATTACTGTTAAAATCTTCCATATTTCTAACAAATCTTAACTCTTTCAAAATATCCCAAGAAGTCCCTGTGGAAGAAACTAAATTATCATCAGCTACAATAAAACGTGTCGTCACACTTTTGGCTGTTGCAGATGTTAAAAATGAAGCATTTATTGCAGTAGAAATTCTTTGAAGAATTATTGCCATTAAATAATCTTTCTCCAAATCATCTTAATTCTGCAATCACATTCTTGCTCACCAACATTACCTAATCTTTTTATCCTCAAACCATCTAATGAAAACCCTGTCTCGTACAAATACAATAAATCAGCATCACGATTGTACAAATTCTCATCAACACGCCGGAAATCTGCAAATATATGACTTCCAATAAAGCGCATGGATTCTATTGGTTTTTCTGGTATTGGAAATATGTCAAATAACTGAAGTGAAAAAGTTGTTTTAATATTTGAAAAAATCTGAATCCATCCTTGGTCTACATCCCAATCCGTATATATACCAAAAAGCTCATGCAGATTTATGTCTTTAGCTGTGTTATAACTAAATTTTGTATCAAAAAAAAATCAAAATAATAAAATCCAGATCGCTCTTCAAATCTTGTAATCATTTTATGCCTTGTTTAATTCCTCTATCTTTTTTCTTAAATTATTAATCCTGTTATACCAACCCTTTTTGAACACACCCAGTTTTACATTTTTAGTAATAATTAAATCATAATATTCTTTTCTTCTATCAAGCATCCTATTACACATATCTAAATCTTTGTATAGTTTTAATCCATTTACTGTTTGTTTACCAATCATACCATCTGCTTCTACTCCTATAGCTTTTTGTAATAAAATTTTTGAAGTTTTACACCCACAATTAATTCCAGTATCAAATAAAACTATTGATGTTAATGGGAAATTTAAAGTGATCAGTTCTTGGCAATAGGAAGATAACCAATAGTTTTTATAATATATTTCTTTTGCTCTATCTATTGTAAGATTTTTAATATCCTCTTTTGGGTAGTCTCGTTTGCAAATTCCAAACTTGGTCTCCCCCCCTGGATCTGAAACATTGTTTGAATATCCCCCCTCTGCTCCAATAGTAAAATTGAAAGCCTCAAACCAATAATTAATCATATATCTTCCTTATTCATTCGTTTCCAAACAACCACTATAAGATGCAGCAGCAAAACCACCAACAGCATTAGACCAAGCTGTAACTTTTATAACAGCTAATTGCGGGATTTTCTTAGGCACGCTGAAATGTTTTGTATAAACAGAATTATTAAGATGTGCAGTATCATTAAATAAAAATACCCCATTAACTCTTGTTCCATGTGCTTCTGTAGCCCTTAATCTAAGTCTGGTAATTGTAGAAGTATTTGGTGCTATACAACTTGCCGTCCATTCATGTAAATAAAATGTTTTATTGTAAGGAACCATACGTGATGTACTTAATGACATATTCCCACCTACAGAAATCATATTGTATACTGTAATAAGTGTACCATTAGCACATATTGATATATCACCACTTGCTACCGTACCGGAACCTACCAGTGTTGCATGAATAGCATTCACAAATCTAATATTGGTTCCAACTGTTCTAACAAAAGCCGTACCATTTAAATTAACAGTTTCATATTGTTCATTCCCAATAGCATCCAAATAATCAATTTCTACTTTTTGAATACCCGTACCATTTAATCTATCATCAAAATCAGATGATATAACCATCATCTGTTCTCCCCCGAATTGGTCAGGCCAAGGCTGTGCAACAGAAGTACCTCTCCAAATATCTGACCCTACTACTACTATTTGTATATTATCTCTTTCACCAAATCCTAAAAATTCAGTCATCCCATCAATAACACCACGTGCAATCTCGGACTCCATGCTATTTGATAAAACCCAATTTTCCGTTCTACGATGCAGATGGGGCATTAAATCATCTCCTTAATAATTAGATTTTGTTAAAGTAAACATTCTATAATCCTATTTATCATTATATTTTGATAAAATTCTGTAAAATAAAGTCTTTTTTTCTTACCATTTGTTTTCATATGACAAGAATCACAAAGAGTTATTAGGTTTTCTGAGTTACTATTCTTTTTGTTGTAATCAATATGATACACATGCAGTATATCATGTATTTCAGTGCATTCAGGATTTTGACACTCATAATTATCTCTTTCTAAAATAGATTGTTTTAAGGGTTTATTAAATTCTATTGGGTAGGGATTCTTTGAAATACCCTCCTGCCAATTAGGATTATTGCACCCTTTAGTTGTTCCATTTTTTAACATTGTTTCGGATATTTTTTGTCTTTGTTCTTCTAAGATAACTCTACCTTTAAATGCTTTAGAATAATTTTCCTTTTGTTTTTCTGTTCTTTTTTTATCCGTGTTACCCAATTTTATTTTATTTTTAGTTTCCTCAGAAACAGTTCCCCCTTTATTCCACGAGATTAATCCAATGTGCCCTTTTGAAATATTTTGTCTGTGTTCTTCTGTTATTACTTTTCCTTTTTGAGATTCAGAATTTTTCTTATTAGATACTTCTGTATGCTTTTTACCATACATAGGGTGATTTTCCCCTTGATTATATTTAGGTCTACATTCTTTTTTTCCACAAGATTTTGCTACTAAACCACTGCCCAACTGTTTTTCAACTTCTTGTAAACAAACAGGGCATTCATATAGAGAATGACTTGTATAATTACCATTTTTATTTTTTCTTGTTGGTAATTTTCTAATTAGTTTCATTAAAATACTCTTCCAATAAAGTTAGTATTTCTTTTTTAAATTCTTCACTCATTTGTAATTGGTCAAAATTTACTTTTTCTAAATGATTTAATGTAAAATCCTTCAACTCCGATTGAGAAATATATCCCCCGTAACAAAGTTGTCTAATAATATCAATAAAACTATTTGAAAAGTCCATATAATAAGAGTTATACGGTACAGATGTAGCTATAGCTTCTTGATGTAAAGAAAAAGAATCTAAACAATTTTCTGACAAAACAATGGGGGACAAATTTGTTAAAAAAGGGCGTAAAGTTAAGGCCCCACCTATTAAAACATTTTCAACAACAGCTCCGGTTTCTTTATTTGTATACTTAGAAGTATACTCTGGGGAAAAATAACGAAATCCAAAATTTTTAATTAAGTCAATTCCAAAATTAGTCAATTCCACTTTTGCTTTTAATTTATCACCATCAATAAAAAGGTCTTTTATTAAACCAGTTCCCCCATCTTCAGGTTTGTGATTTTTATCTATCATGATATCTCTTCCAATTATGTTTTCTTTCCAATTTTTTATAAAATCATTAAACAATTTTTTCGTTCCTTGTATAATCCCGTGAGAAGGGTGATGCCATTTTCCTTCTCTAAACATATCTATTATAATTGTTGTTTTATCCTCTAATTCTTTTAATATAGAATCATCTATCTCTGTTAAATAATAAAAAGATTGTGAAGGGTCTTCTAAATTCTTTTTTACAACAGAGGAAGCTTGCCTAATAGCCGAAACTTCACATTCTTTAACATCTCCACCTTTATCCATACAACTTTTTAATGCTGAGTTGGCAACTTCCACCCACATTTTTTTGTGTTTAGTATCAAGGCCACCATAATGTTTATCAACCGATTCCACAGTCCAGGGCATTTTTACTCATCTCCTTTAAAGTAATTGTTAGTATCTTTGTTTAATCCTATATTAATAATTACACCTTTATCAAATACAGAAAAATTCTTACATTTCCTACACTTAACTTCTATCACAGAAGTAATATCCGTTTTACAAAACAAAGTATTACATTTTGGGCAACGATAGTCTATTATTTTAGTATCTTCCATATTTATCTCTTCTTAATATTAAACATATTCTCTATTTGATTTTCAACAAGGTCGTTGCTCTCACTTATTAAATAAGATATAGCTTCCTTCCTAATTTGGGCTTCCTCTCTATTAGTAAAATCAATTTCTGTGTCTTTTTCAGTTTCTTTCATTAAAATTGTTTGTCCCAATTTGTTTAAAAAGAATACTATATAGAATATTCTCATATTTTCTTTCTCCATAATAGACATTCTCTGTTTAGCATTTTCAATATTTCTTAACTCTGTTTCTCTAATATATTCTTCTATGCTTAGAACGTCTTTAATATTGAACACAAGTTCGGGTGCTTCGGGTGCGTAAGGAGATATTTCAATAGGCCCCCCTTTTTTACCTTTAAATGGGATAATAAAAAGAAAAGGTGCATATTTTTTTATCCATTCCTCTTTTGGTCTTTCCCAATCTACTTTTGGGATTTTCTCTGCGTCAGAAGTTATAAATCCCCAAGTACATTTGCAATTCGGATGTAGGGGTTGTTGGTAAATAGAATAATCAGGGTCAGTTGCATCCATAACTTTACCATCTAATGAAGCACATAAAGGACATATATTAGGTTCATGTGTTTTCCATACAAATCTGGTGATTTTTGGGCTTAAAATATCAGCCAATTTTATATTTTGTAATCTTTCTAAAGATAAAATATTTTTCATAGTAAGCACTCAACTATTTTGCTCATCAGGATGTTCTGGTAAAATTCTGTCCAATATTGTCTATTTTTCTTCCCATTAGTTTTTGAATGACATGAATCACAAAGAGTTGTAAGATTATCTAAACTATTATTTTGTTTATCATAATCAATATGATGAACATCCAATCCTTCGGATAAATGTTCACAGTTAGGATTTTGACAAGTATAATTATCACGTTCTAAAACTTGTGTTTTCTTTTCTTTGTTGAATTCAGGACTGTATGGTTCAAAACTTGAACCATTGTTCCAATTTGGTGATAATTCACCATATCTATGAACCCCATACATGGGATTATTTATTCCTCTTATTTTATCTCCATTACCATAATTAGGATTACTTTTTCCTGAAAGCAAAAAACCCTTCCCATACCAATAGTTATTTTCTCCCTTGCTTATCCCTTTTTCTATCCTTGTTTTAGACATTTTATCTAACGTCTCTTGTGAATAAACATTTATTTTTCCTTTATTCCAAGGTTCTTTGCCTAAGTGAAATTCTCTATTTTTTTGTTTAGATTCTTCTGTATGATTTTTATCATAAAAAGGGTTGTTTTCCCCTGAAAAATCCTTCCCCTTATTCAATTTGGAAATGAATTCTGACTTATTGCAACCACAAGATTTTGCTTTCAACCCATTACTTAATTTTCTTTCTACTATTTTTCCACAATTAGAAATTTTACATAGAAATTCAGCCCAACTTCTTTTATATCCATTTTTATCTGTCCTTGTTCCTAATTTTCTAAGTAATTTCATTATATATTTTCTTGGGCTATTTTAGCTCTACCTTTATTTAAGAATAGCATAGATTCTGAGCTTACAATGTCTACTAAATTTTTATTCTTTATAGTCTCAAATTGAGATTTAATGTCATTTATAGTATCTTCAGAAGTTTTATTTTCATTAGTAAATGAGGTAAGGACAAGTTCTACCCTATATTTTACATTATTAAAAAATTGATCCGTAAGAATTCTACTTCTGTCTTTTATTGAAGATTTGCCTTCTTTATCCACAACAGAAGCCTCCTCTATTTTAAGTTCCTCTAAAGCTGTCTCCTGTCCAAAAAGGTAACTTTCTTGCATTAATTTAGAAATAGTAGATAACACTTTTGACCTTAAAGGTTGCCACAAAAGAATATTTTCATTCTCTCCATCTGAAACTTTGGAATAAAATAAGTCTTCAATAGATAATTTATCCGATAATATTTTCTTAACTTTAGTTAAAATTTGTTCCCCCTGTTTATCAAAAATATTAACTAAATCAGCATAATAATTTTTTTCTAAACTATTCATTTTAGATTCAATTTCAGACAAGGAAGCATTTTCCGTCAGATTTACGTCAGAAAATTTCTTTCCTTCGTCTTTTTTGACAACCTTATCCTTTTTATTGTCAATCTCATTATCCTTATTGTCAACCTTAATTGAATTGTCAAGTTTTCCTTTACTGTTGTCTCTATTCCTTAATTGATCAGCTACAGTGGTTTCTTGCTCATCTGTGAGAGGTACGCCAACAACATCGGCGATTTCTCTTGCAGCAGGAATAGCTGTTCCTTTTTTAATCATTTCCATAAATACATCTTTAAGAAATCCTTTTCTTGCCTCTGTGATACGCTCAATCTTTATATAGCATTGTGGTGCTTTAGCACCAAAATTGTATTCAATTAAACGTCTAACAACATATTTATTTAATTGATTCTCAATATCTACTAATAGAGCTTCCTCACCTAAAAGGAACATATCGGCGTGAGTTTGAGATAATGAATAAGAACCTGCCTTAGAAGAAGAGTCTTGCGTAATTGTCCTCTCAGGAACAAACATACCACGCAACATCTTATTTTCAAAAAAAGTGAGAGCGGAAAGAAACATCTCCCCACGTTTATCATCTAATAAATAGTTTAAATCCCATTTGGGTGGGGTGTTTTCATATGTAGTAGAAGGTATTGCTATAACAGATTCACCAATAAGAGCTTTACCCATCTCCAATGCTATATCGGCGTGGTCAGTCCCATCCTTAGTTTGTCCAAGTGGGAATTTTACAATAACAGGTGGTGTCCCCTTGCGTTCAAAATACCTCATCATAAACTGAACTAATGAAATCCACCAATACCAACAATCGTAGGCAGGTTTTAATCTACTAACACCAAACAAATTACCAAAACTATCGCCTTTATCATGTGTAAAAATAAAGGATTTTTCAACAGGAATATGAATATCTTGCCCTACCCACTTTTGAACAATCCCATCAAAGTTTTCCATCTCATCAAGTTTTATATTAACTGTATCTGGGTATAAGGATTTGAATTTTTTCCATACAACAGCTTTTTTGTCAAAGAAAGATTTTTTCTCATACTTGCGATTAAGAGTTGTATCTTGTACATCATAAACAATCTCATGTGCAGCAAATCCAAAGTCTACAGCAGTAAGTGTGGAAGTCAATAAGTTGTACCACATAGGTCTTAGTAATTGGTCAATAAATTCACCAATATCTTTATCATCACAAACAGTTGTCCATTGCTGACCAATTATAGGTAGTTTTATAACCTTTAACCCAGCGGCTATTTGGGCGTTCATCCGTAGTTTATTATATGTATCTACCGAAATATCGTCTGGATTATATTGGCCCGCATAGGATTGAATAGCACCTGCTATTTGAGATAAAGGCCCACCATGCTTGGATAATTCACCTTTTTCTACTTTTTTAGAAATAGAATTGGTGAAATCCTCCAGCAACTTTGCATCTTTTTCAAAGATTTTCTGTACTTGCTTTAGATTTGGTGATTTTTTTAAAGACTTAGTTTTTGGCATATAAGAATATTATACACCATAAAACCTAAAAAAATAAACGGATTTTAGACAGAGTTTGGCTAAAAGTATATTTTATATGAGGAAAACACCTATAATAGATAAATTTTTACATATGGAGTGTATTAATACAAATTTTTCATATTCTAAGAGTCCTTTCAGGACTGATGTTTAATATTTAAAATCCTTTCAGGATAATTCCTTCAGTGGTTTTGACTTTGAATTAAAAGTTTTTAGAAAGACGAACGAAACTGTAAGAAACAGCAAAGCTGTTTAGAAACAGTGTAGTTGAGTCAATAACAGAAAGTGTGTGAAACACACTTGAAGGCGTTAGTCCGAATAAATTATATAAATAAAGTAAAGTATAGTAAACATAATACGACCTGTATAATACTGCTAAATGGTTTAAAAACCATCTCCACTATTAGAAAGATATTTTGCTTGTTCGACTATTTTATATCCTAATAGTTTTCATACTCATTCCTATCAAATTAGACATAGGAATTTTAATGGTATGTCATTTTTGCTATCGCACCTTAGCCTAAACAGTCTCTATTTGAAACTGCCCAATAGCTTCCTATCAAATGTAACATAGGAAGTTGCAAGTCATACAGGCACTTGATATTCAGTATATCTATGTGAATTTTTATAATGATTTTCTAATTTTTTAGCATTTGTACAATAAGCATGACAAAATTTACATTGAAATTTCCTATTTTTGAGAGCTTTTTCATTCTTACAAGGATTTATTCTATTTGTAATAACTTTTATTATTTCAAAGATATTCATTTCTACTTGCTCATTAGTAAATCTTAATATTTCAACATGGAAGGCTCTTTTTAATGTTTTTTCTCTCTGGTAATCCTTCTCCTTCTGTTCTGTGCTTCTGTGATAACCACCATCAATCTCTACAACTAAATTTTGTTTTGGAAAATAAAAATCCGTGATATAAAAAAAATTGTGTTTTTTAAAGAAAAAACCTTTTTGAAAAATAAAAGAAGCTTTGCCAAAAGATTTAGTCAATTGAATGTTCATTAATTTTTCAGTATTAGTTGGATTTTTTCTTAATATTTGTATTCTTTCTTTCATCAAAGAAACATTTTCATCTATGTAGGCTTGCTTTTTTGGCTTATTTAATTTAATTTTTGTAATATCAATTTTTTCTTTCTTTTCCTCTTTCTTAATTAAAAAAGTAGCATAATTATCATACCATCTATTTATTTGATACACTTTTGGCAGAGTCTTACTTATCATATTTCTCACTTTTTCTTATTTTTCTGTAACCATTCTCTCCAATAAGCAATTGTTCTTGTTGGTTTAACTTCTTGACCTTTTTCTTTCAAATATTTTATTTCTTCACTTGTTAAAAGTGGTATGTCATGCAAAGCTTCTACATATTTGCATTTATCACATCTATAAAATGTATGGAGATGTGGCTGAGGTAAATCTTCTAAGACTTCCATAGGAATATCAGATATATCTATACCAGCTTTTAAAATATCAATATGTGGATAGATACTTATCTCCTCTATCTCTATATTGCATTTCTTACAATGTGTCATACATTTCCTATTTTGAGATTACTTTTATAGTATACTACAAAAATCTAAAAAAAATAAGCGTATTTATTTGGTTCACAGAATAGGGATCGAACCTATAACCTTTGATCCAAAGTCAAATATTTTACCAATTAAACTATCTGTGATAAATCGTTTATTTTTTTAGGTTATATACTATATACTATATACTATATACTATATACTATATACTATATACTATATAGTATAAATGTATCAAAGTCAAGTCTTTACTTATTTTAGGAATGTGATATAATTAACTTATGATATTAATTAAAAAATTAGGCACTCGGTTAGATAAAAATGGTAAAAAACAAAGTTGGGCTATATTTAAATGTCCTAAATGTCTACAGGAAGTTGTGAGATTATTGGGGAGTGGGGATAGTCAAAAATCCTGTGGGTGTTATACAAATGTAAAGCATAAAGGAAGTTATACAAGATTATATAATACTTGGGCTATGATGAAACAAAGATGTTTAAATCCAAATGTAAAACAATTTAAAAATTATGGTGGTAGAGGTATAACTATATGCAATGAATGGTCAAATTTCACCCCTTTCAGGGATTGGTCACTAAATAATGGATATGCAGATAATCTACAAATAAACAGAATAAATAATGATGGTAATTATGAACCAAGTAATTGTGAGTGGATTTCTCATAAAGAAAATGCAAGACATAGAAGAGGACAGAAAATAAATATGGAAAAAGCTAATGAAATTAGGGCTTTGTGGAATACAGGAAATTACACACAGAAAGAATTAGCTGAAAAGTATAATGTAAATAGAATAACAATTTCTAAAATAATAAATAATAAAACATGGAAAAATTAAATGCTTATTAAAAAGAAAAAAATACTTCCTCCTGAATTAAATGAAGATAATCTTAGACGTTACGTAAAGAACCGGATGGATTTTAGACGGGAGCAGTTTGTATTAGAACCATCTCTTGATTTTCCAGAAGGGGGTTTATTTGGAGACTTGTGTCAGCAATGGCAGATAGACTATATATTTAAGCCAATTGATTTGAGAGATGAAAAAGGATTTCCATCTTACAGATTGCTTTATATTGGTTTACCTAAGAAATTTGGGAAAACAGCTCTTTTGGGGGGTGAGTGTCTTGTTCAACTATTACTTTCACCCAGACCAACAGAGGAGAATTATATTTTATCAGGAGACAAGTTTCAAGCCGCTTATTTATTACAAAAAATTAAGGATTTTATAGCTCGTAATCCTAATTTTGTTGATTTATTCACAATATATAAAAATGAAATAATCGTACCAAGCACGGGTGCAATGATTCAAGTAATGAGTTCAGAAGCCTCATCCAAGCAGGGGCGTAACCCAGACTTCTACATTTTTGATGAATTTTGGAATCAGCCAAATAGAGATTTATTTGATACTATGTTCTTGGGGCAAGCAGCCAAACCCTCGTCTCAAGGGATTATAATTACAAATACGGGTTACGACAAAAAGTCAATTTGTTGGGAAACACATGAATTATGTCGAAGTGGCGATTTTAAAAACTTTTATTTCTTTGAACCAACTGGGGTGTTGCTTGAATCTTTAAAAACTCCTTGGATTTCAGAACAATGGTTTGAAATAGAACGTAAATCCATGCCCCCAAAAGTATTTAACCGATTTCGTAAAAACCTCTGGGTTGATGAGGGAGAACATCCTTTTATGCCAGATGAAGGATGGAAATGTTTTAAATCATATCTTTCAGAAAAATCCATATGTTATAAAGGCCCTCATTATGTAGGAATAGACCTTGGATTAAAAAAGGATGCAGCTTCTTTAACAGTTCTCCATAGAGCAGGAAGAAAATTGGAAGGGGACATGTTTAGGAGATGGTTAGGTAGTTCAGAAAATCCTGTAAAGATAAGTGAAATAGAAGATGAATTGATAATGATATTAAGAAATTTCCATGACTGTGTTTTAGTTTGTGATCCCTGGCAATTAATGGGAACTATACAAAGATTCAGGAGTGTTGGCATTGAGGTCATTGAATTTTATTTAACAGCAGAGAATATTGGAAAATTAAGTCGTAACTTATTTTACCTATTTAAAAATCAATCCTTAGATTTGCCAAAATATTCAAAACTTGAAGATGAATTGAAAGGACTACAAGTAGTTGAGAAAAGTTATGGATGGAGGATTGACCATAGTGAGGATACAAGTAGTGATATTACAATGGGTTTAGGTATGGCTGCGGTCGTTGCAATGGAACGTGGGATTGATACCTATAGCGGAAAAGATTTAGCGGATTTGGGTTTCTTGAATCAAAAATCTATTTTTAAATCAGGTGAAAAAAGAGATTTTATGGAAAAAATTGAAATTATAGAAAATAAAGTAGATGTGGATAAAACTAATGCAGGCCCAAAAGTGTTTAGCTTTTCTAAGAGGCAATTTTAATGAAGTTAATGAAAGACTTAGGTATAAGGTTAATTAAAGGGCATTGGTTTAGGTATGCTATATTTAAATGCTCTGAATGTTTACAAGAAGTTGAAAGACAAACAAGTGCAGGAAAAATAACAAAATCTTGTGGTTGTGTTAGATACTCAGAAAATAAAAAGAATTATAAACATGGGTTTTCAAAAACAAAATTATATATGATTTGGAATAATATGAAACAAAGAGTTTTAAATCCTAAAAGAGATAATTATAAATATTACGGTGGAAGAGGAATAACAATATGTCCAGAATGGACAGATAAGTTAAATGGATTCATTACTTTTAGAGATTGGGCACTAAGTAATGAGTATGCAGACAACTTAGTTATTGATAGAATAAATCCAGATGGTAATTATGAGCCATCTAATTGTAGATTTTTAACTATTGAGGAAAGCAATAGAAATAAGAGAAAGAATTAAAAAAGAAATTATTTTATTATGGATAAACAAGAATTTTTATGGCTTAGAAAAACTGATGACCAAAAAATAGAAACTATTAGAGAATACTTTTTAAAACCAAAAATATTATTAATAGAGAATCTTATTAAATTAACAAAAAAGAACATAAAACAGTGTGGAGAAAAAATTGGATACTTACAAGAAATCTGTGACCAAGAAGAAATTGTGGTTACAAAAACAAAGATTAAAGAAATTAAGGCGAAGATTGAAGAAATACAGAGAAAAATTAAGAATGTTAAAGCTAAAAGGGGATATAAAGATAAGAAACTTAAAAGATTATTGGCGGCTGAATGGTCAGAGAAAGAAGAGTATTTAACAGATATGGAAGTCATGAATTATATAAGATATGGTGGGAAGAGAAAAATAAATGAATTATAAACATGGAGGTAAAGGAACTAAATTATATAGAACTTGGGAAAATGGGAATTAAAAATTGGAAAATTACTTGACAGATGAGGAAGTCATAAGGTATATTAGATATGGGAGAAAAAGAAAAAATGGATGAAGAAGAGTTTATTAATAAATTTCCTGAAGAAGAACAAACTGAAATTAGAAAAGATTTAGAAAATCTTGCAGAGGAAAATGAAAAACTTATAGAAGAATTTACAGAAGACACTGATACTACAGATAAAAAGGTTGTTGGAAGACCCCCTGGTATTCCGGCTTCATCTGCACAGAAAGAAGCAGTAAGCAAAGCTGCAAAGAAATATCAACAAGACCTAAGAGATGGTTTAATTGAGAAACCTGCGTGGGAAACTCATGGTGCATATAGTTATATGAGTGGTGGTAGAGTTCCTAAAAAGAAAAGATATTTACTTGACTTTGTTCATAAGGAAAGAGAGAAATGGTTAGATGAATTAGGTGGGGAAGACAATCTTACCTCAATAGAAATAGCAATGCTTGATGAAGCAAGCCGTTTGTTGCTGTTTTCAACAATGGTAAATGATTACCTTTTATCTGATAAAGATACAGATGTTGTATATAAAGATAGTGAAGGTGATATTAAAATGCACACTGGGTTATCTCGTCACTATTTATCCTTCACCAAAACATATATACAAATTTTAAAAGAATTACAAAAAATTGCTACAACAAAAACAAAGAAAAAGGGTGGTTCAAAAAAAGACAGTGCAAGTATTTTGCAAAAGTTATATAAGGAAAATTAGAAATGTTTGATAGAGAAAATTTTCAAACAATTACAAAATTACATTTGGAGAGGTACAAAATTTTGAAAGAAGCCAAACAGTATGAAGAATGTATCAAAGAGCTTGAGCAGATAATAACTCTTATGAGCGAAGCCATAGTAACAATTTTTGGAAAATCCAAGGTAAATTACACAAAACCAAATCTCATTTTATCAGAAGGTATTAAAAATATTACATTAGATGATGTTTTAAATCCCCATAATACAATAACTATTGATGCTGAAGGCAATCTAAAAATAAGGAAATAAGGAAATAAGGAAAATATATGAATATAGGATTTGATTTAGACGGGGTTTTGGCTAACTTTCATTATGGATTTTCTAAAATAGCAAATGAATTATTTGGTTCTCCTATAGTTAAGGATATTAATGAAGTTAAAGCTTATAGGTGGGAGGACTGGGGTTATCCATTGGATAAGAAACAACATAATAAAGTATGGAGAGAAATAGATTCAAATACTAATGATTTTTGGTTAGATTTACAACCATTGGTTGAAAATACTATTTTTGAAAGAATGAAAAAGATGGAAAAAGAAAACTGTAACTTTTTCTTTATTACTTCTCGTAAAAATACAGCAGGGAAAAGTGCATTATCACAGACAAAAGATTGGATAGAGAGTTGCACAGCTTTAAAGAATTTTTCCGTAATTCCTTCTCACAGGAAGGGTGGTATATTAGATAGAGCTGAAATAGATTATTTTATTGATGATTTACCAGAAAATGTAATTGAGGCTGCTATAGAAGCCCCGAAATGTAAATCTTTCCTTTTGGTTAGACCATACAATTCATATGCTCTTGAGTTTATTAAAAAATCTCATAAATTTAAAAATATTGGGATAGTATATAGTGTAGGTGAGTTTTTAGACATCGTGGAACAACATTAAAAGTGGCTATTCAGAATAGGAGAAAAGCTATTGGTATTGATTTAGGTTATTCAGATATTCAGGATAGGAAATTACAAAATATACAAATAAAATTGCTTAAAATTGGAGGAGGATAGAAATGACACATGATGGACATCATTACAGTCAGGATTGTAATTGTACTACTTGTTTTATGAATAGAGTAAAAACAACAAGAAAGTATGTTAATAAAGCTATGGCAGGAGAAAAAACAGATATAATTAAAATGGAAACTATAGAAGGTACTAAACTTGAGGATGATGGGGAAGACGGGTGCTACATAGATTATGAAGATTTACATAAAAAGAGGTATAATAAATCAAATTCACCAGAAGAACCTGTATTAATTAAACATCCAACATATAATAATGGATTAGCATATGATAAACACTTAGAATTAAATTCACATATAAATGAGATAGACAATAATTCAATTCCAATATATGTGAACAATGACCAAATTAGAAAGTTTGATAGTGGGGCAACACGAGACACTTCAGAAGGTAAAATAGATTTTGAAGGTTTTATATCACCAATAGTTTTAGAAGAATTTGGAAAATATATGCTGAAGCATCAGAAACAATCAAATGGGGAATTGAGACCCTCCGACAATTGGCAGAAGGGGATGCCGAGAGATGTTTATATGAAATCTGCTTGGAGACACTTTCATGACTGGTGGATGGAACATAGAGGATATGATTCAAGAGAGGGGATGAAGGATGCTTTAAACGGTCTACTATTCAATTTGATGGGCTACATGCATGAATTGCTTTTAGAAGAAAGGAAAAATAATGAATCTAAATAGACAACGATTAGAAGTAAAAAAAGGAAAAGAATATGCTGAATTGGTTTTTATAGGAGATGTTCACTATGGGTCTAAACAATGCAATGTTGAAAAGTTTGAAAAAATATTACAATATTGTTTAGAAAATGAGTTATATATATTTTGTATGGGTGATATGATAGAATCAAATTCAAGGCACTCTGTTGGAGCTGGTGTATATGAACAAATATCTCCACAGAAGCAAATAGAGGATATTTCAGAATATCTCAGACCATTGGCAGAAAAGAATCTTATTGTAGGTTATCTTACAGGAAATCATGAGTCCAGGGTGAATAAAGAATTGGGTATAGATATATCCAAAATTATTTGTAAAGAGTTAAAAATACCTTACTTAGGTTATGCAGGTTGGTCATTGTTCTATGTTGGCAATCAAAGTTATTCACTTTATTCCACGCATGGAGCTTCTTCAGCTACATTAAAGCATACGAAATTAAAAGCCATACTTGATATAGCTAAATCTTTTGAAGCAGATATAGTTACTTGTGGACATGTGCATGATATAATTATAGATAGTGCAGAATATCAAAAAGTAAATAAGAAAAGAAAAATCGTAGATACAAGAAAATCCTATGTAATTGTCACAGGGCATTATTATAACTATGGTGGATATGCTCAGGAAAAAGGTTATTCTTTGACAAAGATGGGTAGTCCCAAAGTAAAGCTTTTTGGAGACAAATTTGACATCCACGTTAGCGTTTAAAATGAATTATTTCCAAGATAAATTTTCAACTCTATATTTAGGTGATTGTTTGGAAGAATTAAAAAATATTGAGGATAATAGCATTGATTCTATTGTTACTGATCCTCCTTATGGTTATTCCTTCATGGGAAAAGATTGGGATAAAGCCGTGCCCTCAATTAGTATTTGGAAAGAATGTTTAAGAGTTTTAAAACCCGGTTCTTTTGCTTTTATAATGTCTTCTCCAAGACAGGATATTTTATCAAGAATGATTATAAATTTGCAAGATGCTGGGTTTAGAACAGATTTTACAAGTATCTATTGGGCCTATGCTTCTGGATTTCCTAAAGCTACAAATATAAGTAAAATTATAGATAAAAGATTGGGATGCGAAAGAGAAGTTATAGAAAATAGGAAAGTAACAGAGAATATGTCAAAAATGAGTAAGAATAGTCCAAATAAAGATGGATATCCAAAACGACCAAGACCGAAAGACAATTATTGGACAGGAGAAATTTTAGATACTAAAGCTATAAGTGAGCAAGCTAAAGAATTTGATGGTTCTTATTCAGGATTCCAACCAAAACCAGCAGTAGAAATTATTATTGTATGCATGAAACCTTTATCTGAAAAAACTTTTGTTGAGCAAGCATTGAATAATGGTAAGGGGATTACTTGGTTAGATAATTGCAGGATTCCTTATGAAAATAATTGTAGATTAAACAAAGGTGATAGTTATAAAGGAAATAGGAATGGTAGTAATAAAAAGTCTTTTTATCAAAAAGGTAATGGTAATATAGATTATAAATATGAATTACCGAATGGTAGATTTCCAGCTAATCTTTTAGTTTCTGATGATATATTAAATGACGGTATTGATAGAAAAGGTGTTTCCGGTGGAGGCCCTAAAGAGTATGGCGGTGGTGGCGGCTTTGATAATAATTTGAATAGGCAACCTGTAAAAAATTATTATAATGATTCTGGTTCTTTTAGTAGATATTTTGATATTGATAAATGGTTTGAAACTAAAATAAAAGAATTACCAATTAGTATACAAAAAGTTTTTCCTTTTTTAATAGAATCTAAAGCATCTAAATCTGAAAAGGTAAAAGGTTTAGAATTTGAAAAATACAAAATTGGTGGCGGTATAAATGGTACAGAAGATATGTCATTGAGGACAGGAAGTGGGAATGAAAGAAATAATTTAAATAAGAACAATCACCCAACAGTTAAACCAATAAAATTAATGAGTTACTTAATAACTTTAGGAAGTAGAGAAAATGATATTATTCTTGACCCATTTATGGGCAGTGGTTCTACAGGTATTGCTTCTAAATTATTGAATAGGAAATTTATTGGTATTGAAAAAGAAGAAGAATACATTGAAATTGCTTCAAAAAGAATAGAAATTGTAAATAATCAACAAAAATTAATTTGACATACACGTGAGTATTTAATATGAAAGTAGGATTAATAGATGTGGATTCCAAAATTCCAAATATTGCTTTGATGAAGCTATCCACATTTCATAAAGAAAGAGGAGATGCAGTAGAATTTTGGAAAGGTTCATTTTTTAATGATGAATATGATAAAATGTATGCTTCTAAAGTTTTTGATTTTTCTTCATTACCAAATGGGATGGACAAAAAGACAATTATTGGTGGAACGGGTTATGATTTAACTATTAAATTACCTGATGATATTGAATATTTATGTCCTGATTATTCATTGTATCCTAATTGTGATTATTCTATAGGATTTATTACAAGAGGTTGCAGCAGGAATTGTTCATTTTGCAAAGTTCCTAAAAAAGAGGGTAAAATTAGATTTAATCAATCATGGGAAAATTTTAAAAATCCAAATGGAAAATATTGGGTATTCTTAGATAATAATATCCTTGCCTATGAAAATCATTTAGATATTTTAAAAGAGATTAATGAAAGAAAAATGGTTATAGATTTTAACCAAGCAACAGATATAAGATTAGTTACAGAAGAAAATGCAAAAATATTGGCAACAATTAAATGGCATTCTTTTTACAGATTTTCTTTCGATTGGATATTTTTAGATAAACAGATTATTGAAAAGGTTAAGTTACTAAACAATTTTGGGTTATCCTCTTATAAAATGTTTTGTTTCATTTTGATTGGTTACAACACAACTGTTGAGGAAGATTTATATAGAGTAGAATTATGTAGAGAATTAAAAATAAATCCTTTTGTTATGCCATATAATAAATTTGATAAATACCAAAAAGACTTTTCCAGATGGGTTAATCATAAAGCTATTTTTAAATTTGTTGCTTGGGAGGATTATAAGAAAAAGAATTGGGAAATGGTTGATATGAATGGACAACAAAAATTAATTTGACATATTCATAGATTATGATAATATTAAATTATAAGGAAAAAATGCGGTCAAAGTTTCAAGAGAGAAACACTTTTACCCAAAGAGGGGAAGGGGCAGTACCTTCTGACCGCTTCAAATAATATGATAACAATAACAGTTTTTTATTCAATAGCAGATGGAAAAATTGTAACAGAAAAGGATTTAGATGTTATTGATGCAGACATGAATTCTTTAATGCGGGAATGTGTCAATAAAGGATTTAAGGTAAATAATTATCAAGATAGAATTTTTCATTAAGGGGGACTAAAAATGTCAAGAATAAATAATGCATATGTAAAGGAAGTATTAACAATAATTTTTGTTTTCTTTGTTTTCATCGTTGTTCCTATTTTTGTAATATTGACAGTAACTTAAAATATAGGAGAAATAAAGATGTCAAAGGATAGTAATGTAACTTATACAAGTTTTCCAATAGCTTCAGTATTAGCAATAGTTTTTGTTGTACTAAAATTAACAAATAATATCTCTTGGTCATGGTGGTGGGTGTTATCCCCACTATGGATACCTTTAGGTCTTATAGCTGTACTATTTGTTATTATATTTATTTTTTTGTTTGTAAAAACTTTGTTGGGGAGAACATGAGTAGGATGTATACAAAATTATCTTGTGGATGTATGGTATCCTGTGAAGGTGCTGGTAGGCTTTTAGGTACATGTCATAGGGATAATTGTCAATTTGCTATTTGGGTTCAGAAACACAGACAATGCCAGATATGTAATGAATGTTTGTTATGTAGTAATCATGATGGACATTCTGAAAAGTTGGATGGTTTAGATTATTTAAAATCTATTTTGGGGATAAAGTAATGAATTCGCCAAATATTGCTCATGTAGCACTTAATAGAAGAGGGGCTTTGGAATTAGGGCAATCACCTTGTAATGTATGTGGCTGTGGTTATGCTTCATATTCTATAAATAAATCTGAATCTTGTCAAGATATTTGTGAAGAATTTAAAGAATATGTAAGTATATTGATAGAAAGATCTAAGAATGAGCAAAATTAAATGTCTCAATTGTGATATGATATTAGAATCTATTTATATGCATGATTTTCGTAGTTGTGATTGTGAAAATAGAACTTATATTGATGGTGGTGATAAATATATGAGATTTGGGTGTATGGATATAACTAAAGTATTGTTTTGGAATGAAAAAATGGGAAAGTTTTTGCCATATACTACAATAGTTAAAGAAGAAAGTATTGAGGAGCAAAAGGAGGGAGTAGTATGTTCAGAAAATTGTGGCAAACATTGTTCACAAAAGTAAAATATAATACTTTAAATTCTTTTCAATTTTCCTTAATATGTAATATCAAATCTGGTAATATTAGGAGGATTGTTTAATGAAATTAATTGACCAAACATTTGAAATACTTACACCTATTGATAGTGATAAAATTTTAAGGAATCTTGAAAAAATAGGAAGGATCAGTTATAAAAGTGAAAATTTAATAACTGAAGATAGTGCTAAAAAGTTTATTAAAAAGATAATAGAAAACAAACATGAAGCTGTTATAGAACATGAGAATATTTCTATCAAAGTTATAACAGATAGGGGGGTTAGTCATGAGATTGTCAGACATCGCATAGCGTCTTATATACAAGAAAGTACAAGATTTTGTAATTACAGCAAAGAGAAATTTGGAAATGAAATAGTTTATATAAAACCAGTAGATTTTGAATTATTGAAAAAAGATATAAAATTATTACAAACCATAGAACAACACTATTTAGAACGATTGAAAGATGGATTAACACCACAGCAAGCAAGATATTTTTTACCCAATGGACTTAAAACAGAAATTGTCATTACAATGAATTTGAGAGAATGGAGACATTTTTTTAAACTTAGAACTGCCAAAGCAGCACATCCTCAAATGAGATATATGGCAAAAAATATTTTATGCAAATTGAATGAATTAGTAATGGTGATTTTTGAGGATTTGGGGGATTTGCATGAAATATCTTAAATTTGATAAAAATTTTAGAACTGAAAGACAATGGAAATTACACACAACAACAATTAGCTGGAATATTTGAAATAAAGCAACAAATGATTTCTTTTATTATAAATAATAAAAGTTGGAAAGGGATTAAATAATGTCAATTCTTAAAATAGAAATTTGTAGAATAGAAAAGGTAGAAAATCATCCCAACGCTGATAGACTTGAAATAATTCAAGTTAAGGGTTGGAATTGTGTAGTTTCTAAAGGTTCATTTTTAGAAGGAGATTTATGTCTCTTTTTTCCAATAGACAGTATATTACCAGAAGAATTGGAAAAAAGAATATTTGGAGAAGACTCTAAAGTTAAATTGAATAAACATAGAGTTCGTACTATAAAATTGAGGGGAATAATATCTCAGGGGTTGGTTATTAAACCCGAAGTGGCTGATATATTTGGTGCAAAAGAAGGTCAGGATTTTATATCACAACTTGGGATAATAAAGTATGAACCCCCAGAAGAATTACCAAGTGTTTATGGGACTTGCAATAAGATTAAAAAAAGATATATTAATAGTAATTTCCATAAATATACATGTATAGAAAATATAAAGAACCATCCAAAGGTATTTGAGGATGGGGAAAGTGTGTATATAAGTGAAAAATTGCACGGGAGCAGTTTTAGATCGGGATGGGTAAAGAATGAAGCAAATACTATATGGAAAAAGATTAAGAAATTATTTGGTTTATTACCAACACATGAATTTATTGTAGGGTCACGCAATGTTCAATTATCTTATAGAAATAAGAATAAATACTTTTATGATAATAATGTATATGCGAGAATAGCAGAAAAGTATGATTTAAAAAATAAGTTAAAATTGGGCGAAGTAATTTATGGTGAAATCGTAGGAGATGGTATTCAACATGGATATGGTTATGGATGCAGACCAAATGAAACAGACTTTTATGCCTATGACCTCATGGTAAATGATAAATGGTTAAATGTTGTGGATTTTATAGATAGTTGTAAAATAAAAAGAATATCAACAGTACCTTTTCTGTACATAGGCCCATATAGTAAACAAATTGTGGATACATTTACAATAGGGGCATCTTTGCTATGCCCAACAGGACAGCCAATCAGAGAGGGCTGTGTGATTAAACCACTTGAGGAAAAGAATAATCCTTATGTTGGTAGAAAAGTTTTAAAATCTATAAATTCAGAGTATCTTTTGTTAAAAAATAACTCAGATTTCCATTAATTAGGAGGTTCTTATGTCAGTACATATATGCCCTATCTGTCAAGGGAGAGGTAAAGTAATTAAAGGTTTTTATGATTATGAAAATGAGTTAATGACATCAACACCTTTATCAGAAACCGAAGAATGCAGGACATGCAAAGGATTGGGGATTGTTTGGAATAATGTTCCTACTTATTCATACTACTCATTACCTAATTTACCTATGAGAGAAGATAATTTACCAATAAGAGATATTCCGTATAATCCATGTGATACTTGTCCTGTTAGGAGGAATACGAATTGGAATGGTGTTTGTCATTGTACATTACCTCATATATATAATAGTAATATAAGATATTAAAATGAAGAAATTAATTATATCACCAATGGAAATAGCAATAGCTACGCCACCATTTCCTTATATATATTTTTGTGAAGAAGCATGGAACAAGTGGTTTACGAATAAGCTAATATTAGCTGGTTTTGATTTAACTAAAGAATTTAAACAAATAGAATTTAAAGCTGTTGGTGGAGTTATTTTTACACAAGATGAATAATAGAATCCTGCATGGGCTTGAATTTGAGCTTCAATTAATGGTTGAAACAGAAGAAGGTCTAAAAGTTGTTTCAGCAGAGAATTATTTAAATAGACATTATAATTTATTGCCTCAATGCACAACTTTTGATTATGGAAATTTGGAGATTTCTACCCCACCAAGAGAGAGTTATAAAGAAGCTGTAGATATAGCAAACTATATTTTAACAGATAAATTAGTACCTGCACTTATTAATGATTTTAAACTTGAAAAGTTTGCCTTATTTTTACCAACTCCTATGTGTAGATTTTTTTATAATGAGGAGCCTGTTTATCATATACGAAATAAAAAAAGAATTTATACAGGTAAAAAGATTCAAATAATTAGACCAAATGAGGAGGTTTGTTGTTTAAAACATTGGAATATATCTATTAATATTGACCCAGATGTATGTGAACGAGAGGGTGGCATGAAAGCTTTTTTGGAAATTCCTAATTACCATAATTTTAAAGATTATCTTGATAAATTTATGAAAAAATACTGGCCATATAATTATGAATTACTCTTGTCTAAAGGTTATCAAGTAGTAGTAAAAGATTTAGAAATACCTTATGATGGTAGAGTTCATATAAAAATACCGTATCATTATACACCAATTAATAGTAATCCTAACCTGTTGCCTAGATTTGAAGATATACTTTTACCACCGGATAGGGGATGGAAAAACTTAGTTTGTTACTATAAAGATAATAGTTTTACAAAAGTGAGGGATTTGATATGATAAATTGGCTTATACATACTCCACATATGATAATAAGTATGTTCATAATTATACTTTTAGTAAAGACTTTGCTTGATATTAGGAGATGATATGACAACTTGGATTCTTAATAATCAAGACGTTATATTGGGTATATTCATAGGACTTTGCTTAGGAAAGATACTACTTGACAATAGGTAATATATTAGTTAATATTATATATGACACTGATTATGATGTTTATGTTGGACGGGGAAGCAAATGGGGTAATCCTTTCTATATAGAAAAAGATAGTTATGGATGTGAAATAGAAGGTAGTAGAGAAGGCATAATAAAATTATATGAACAATGGATAAGAAAACAAAAATATTTAATTGATTCTTTACATGAATTAAGAGATAAAAAGTTGGGTTGTTTTTGCTATCCATTGCCTTGTCATGGAGATGTATTAATAAAATTAATTGGAGAGATATATGAAAATAGTAATATGTGATAATAAGCATGAAATTGACTGTTACGAAGTGCATTGTACAATATGTGCATTACTTCATGAAATTAAAAGATTAAAAAAAGAAGTAGAAAGAACAAAAGAGATTTATTCAACTTATGTAAATAGATATTAATTTAGGAAATGATATTGGTTCTCTATTAAATACTACGAAAGAACCAAAAGAAAGAAAAATAGAGGATTGTGGTTTATGTGGCACTTGCAAATTTTTTCATTTAACAAAAACAAAATTTGAAGTAATTAAATCTAAATGTACGTTACAGAATTTTAATATTTCAGTAAAAGACCCTATAATATTTTGTAATACTTATCAAAAAATGGGTGAAATGTCATTATATGAGATGTCTCAAATAGCATTTTTTATTGAGATTGAGGAAGAAGAAGAGAAGGTGGGATTCTGATGGCTGATTTTTGCAAACAATGTGCGGATGAATTAGGTTTACCAAATAAAGATTTAGTGGGGATTACTACAGAAAAGGATATGTTAGATAAAAAATCTCAATTAGTTATATGTGAAGGTTGTGGATATACACAAGTAGATACACAAGGTATTTGTTTAACTAAGTGTTTATTAAGGCATGGTACTTTTGGTGGTTGGAATTAATAAAAGGAGATAAATATGCAAATTAAGACAATTGAAAAAAATTTAAGAGGTAAGATGAATGAATGGTTATTGACTATAACTGATGAGGAACTTCGTGGAAAAGTGAAGAATAATTTATTAGTTAGTGGTGGTAGTATAGTTTCTTTGCTATTGAGAGAAGATGTGAATGATTATGATGTCTATATTAAAGATATGGATGTATTAATAGAATTGGTAAAATATTATACCAATAATTATCAAAATATAACAATTTTAGATGGTAGAAAAAAAGCAGATTATGTCTCCTTTTTAAAGCTTGACCAAATAGGCATATATAAAATTACTGTAGAAAATTTGAAACCTGATCAAGTTAAACTATATTTTGAAAACAAAACAGGAGGACATAGGACTCTTGAGGAAGTTGGGAATCTAAAATATGTTCCGTTATTCTTTAGTCCGAATGCAATATCATTATCAAATAATGTGCAAATTGTTACACGTTTTCATGGAAATAATGAGGATATACATAAAACTTTTGACTTTATACATGCAACTAATTATTTTACATTTAAAGAAGGTCTTGTTACAAATAAAGAAGCCTTGGAATCTATTATTTGCAAACAACTAAAATATCAAGGTAGCTTATATCCATTAACTTCTATTATACGAATGAAGAAATTTATAAAAAGAGGTTGGAATATCAATGCAGGTGAAATACTAAAGATTATGTTCCAGATATCGGAACTTAACTTGCATGACCTAAATGTTTTAGAGGAGCAACTGATTGGCATAGACGTGGCTTATTTTGCAGAACTTATTCAAATATTAAGAACTGTGGATGCTTCTAAAATTACAAGCTCTTATATAAATGAGATTATTGATAGAGTATTTAATACCGCTGATGAAGATATTGAGACAAATACTAAATTAATAAATGATGTAGGGGATGCTTTATGAAAAAAGATTATTCATCTGAATATGATAAGAATTATCTAAGTTTTGAAAAGATAAGTGGTAAAAAAATAAAAGATATTATTGGTTATACCTGTGAAGGATTTGATGGAGACCATTGTTTTAAAATTCATGCTATTATTTTTGAGGATAAAACTAAATTTTTTGTAGAAGGGGAACATGATCTTCCTTATATAACAGTTGATGAGAAAACTGATGCAACTATAAAGAGTGTTTCATAATGATTGATGGATTATTGGGCAAAATAGATAGTATAAGAATTTTACAAAATCTGTTAATCCCTAATTATACAAATAAACAAACTTTTATTCCAAAAAGTAAAAAGAAAAGAATTATTAATAAGTGCAGGAAAAAATATACTATATCAGTTTCAAATAATTTCACATTTTGGTTAGATAATACAAGTGTTGTTTGTTCAAATTTAATGTATAATACATTTCTTAAATTGAAGATTTGGGGGAAATAATGAAAAGATTTAGCTTGTTATTTAGTGATGGTAAGGATTTCGTCTTTATTCCAAATAAAGAAATATGCAAGAAATTATTTGGTAATAAGAAAAATGCTGTAATATATATTAAAAAATCTAAAAATGTGTATGCAACAGAAGGCAGGTCTATTAGTTTGTATGATTTAGAACAATGTGGGTTCAAGAAAATTAAAGCAAATGAGGAACCACAAGAAGTTCTTACTTTGTTAGATGAATTTATATGAAAAAATTAACCGAAGTAGACCTTGCAAAACCTGTAATCTCCTATCTTGAAGAAAGAGGGTGGGATGTTTACCAAGAAGTATTAATATATGGTAAAATAGCTGATATTGTAGCTACTTTTGGTAAATTAACATGGATTCTTGAGTGTAAGACCTCATTATCTTTAAAATTATTGGAACAAATCTATGCTTGGAGAGGCAGGGCAAATTATTTATCTATAGTTATTCCAATTGCAGTAAGTAATGGTTTTACAAAGGATTTATTAATAAAGAATAAAATAGGAGTTTTAACTATTAGAAATTCAGAGGTATTTGAAAATATTCACCCACAATTGAATAGGAAAGTAATAAATATACAAAAATTCATTAAACCGGAACATAAAACTTGGGCTGAAGCTGGTTCTCAACACGGTTATTATACACCTTTTCAACAAACAAAAACAAATATAGAATATAGGATTAAAAATTACCCAAATGGTATACTATTTAAAGATTTTATGAAATTGACTGAACATCACTATGCTTCTGAAGCAACGGCTAGGTCTTGTTTACAAAAATGGATAGAATCTGGTATTATAAAAGGTGCTAAAATTGTTAATCAAGACAATAAATTATTCATCTACCCAGTAATTATTGACAAGTCTAAATAATATGGTATATTAAAGATATGAAAACAATAGCAAATATATTAATAAGTTGTACAATATCGGTATGGGTATATATTTTATTTTTTGAGTCTTTGGTAAATACTTTTTTATATCAACCATTATTGGCATTAGGTCTTATATTCATAATTTATTATATTATATTTTATTTATTGGAGACATATGACAAAATACAAAAAGGGTTATAAAGTTGTTCAAAAAAGCACTTTAATTTCTTGTTCTATTCTGAATAAAGGTATTAAATACAAAGTAAATGATTGGGTTAAACCTAGGAAAGATTGTGGGCCTTTGTGTGTATTTGATTCTTTATCATGTATTAAAAAATATTAATCCCATAACACAGATACTATTTATGAATGTTTATATGAACCAGATTTAGAAGAAAATTTTGTATATTTACAAACTTCATCAGTATTTTTGAATTTGCCATATTTAACATGAGGTACGGTATTGGCAAAAAAGGTAAAACTTATAAAAAGGATCCGCTAAAAAGGAGATTCATGGATTGGGAAGAGGCTTGTAAAATATCAGATTCTTCTATAGCTGTAAGAATAGATGAAAATGGTACAAAAATTCATAGAAATTCCTTTGGAGTATGGTATTTCAATTCTGAATTTACTGGAATATATCTTGAAGAGAAAACAGCAGAAGGTTTTCTTGATTGGAAACCATTCTAAATATATGAAATGATTGAGGAATATTAGATGAATTGTTCTCTATGTAATACAGAATGTATTAGGGATGTTGTTGATAATGGTGTTGGTGAAGAATATTCTCCTTGGTCTTGTCCCAATTGTGGGTGGTATCAAGGAGATGAAGTAGATGAATTATTTAAGGAGGAATACAAGATATGTTAACAAAATTAGCGGTTAGATACTTAACATATAAGTTGAGAAAAGATAAGGGTTTTTGGATAAGTTATCAATCCAATATAGCAATGACTTTTTTTGATAATTATTATAAATTTTTTCCTAAAACAAGGCATTCAAGATTATCTATATCTAAATTTTGTAATACAAGTGCTGAAGATTTTTTAAATCTATGGACAAGGAGATAGAAATGATACGAAAAAATCCTTACCAAATGCTTTTGGATAAAATTGTTACTTTTTGTAATAATGATATTATTTATAGACATCAAAAATTAATGTTTATATATCCGATAGATAAATTAACTAATACTTGGACTATGAATCAATTATATGAAAGAGTGGTGGCAGCGGATCAATTAAGATATGATGTAGTATTGAAATCTACAAATAATGGCTTAGAAGTTCATTATATTAAACAGATAGAAATACCTATTGAATGGAGAAATTATTAATGGCTGATTATTATTTAGATACGATGGATTATGGAGATGAAGAGAACTACCCCTATCCTTATAAAATGGATAGGGGGCCTGGGAAATGTCCCATATGTGGTGATTTTACATTTAAAAGAAAGGGGAAATTTGGTTCTTTTTATGGCTGTAGTAAATATCCTATATGCAAAGGGAGTAGATGTTTTGATGAATAAAATGGTAAAAAAGAAGTGTGTTTGGTATTGTTATGTATGTGGAAAAGCGTTAGGTAAGATTTTCTCACTGGCTTCGATGAGGAATAGTACGGATAGAGTATTTTTAGCACATATAAAATGTTCGGTTCAAATAGGTGATTCTTTTATAATGGATGTAGAAAAGAAAAGCATTAAATATTCAGAAGAAGAAAGGATATAATTTATGCTATGTTAGGTAAATTCTTACTTTATCTATTAAATGAAATAATATTTTTTATCTGTATGTTTATAGGATTTAGATATAGGAACACTAAGCTATATAATAAAGTTTCTAAATTGGTTATATAAAATGCATTGGACAGAGGCTTGTAAAAAATCCCCAATAGGAATAGCGGAAAGAAGAGATTTAGATACAGAAGTAGAATCAATCTATTATAAATATAAAGAAGGACATGTAGTAGGTAAGAAAAATGGTATATACTATTATAATAATATTCCTATGTTTAAAATAGAGGGTTATTTAGATTGGACACCTTGTTATAAAATATAATTTTTCCCAATTTTTTCAATAGTTTAGACATACCCCCTAACATAAATAATTTATATCTATTGGCAATCCTGAAAAATATGGTCGGTATTTTTATACCCCATCCGGCTTATTTCTCGCTTGCAATTAAAAATAATCACTAAAGTATTGATTTTATTGATATTTTTGGTGATGGTCTGTTAATAACTTTTGTGAATAATAAGACATTCTTTTACATATTAGTTGCATAAAAGCGTAAACTATTGATTTTATTAATGTTTATTTATGGTTTACACTTCTGATATACTGTAAACCTCATATAGGAATGTTTCACTTTGAAACATTATAGACAATAAACTGAACATCATAATTAGTGAATAAATGTCTATTAGTTGATATACTATACCTCATATACACTATATATTGTATAATAAGTAATAAAATACTATAGATTATCAGATATATGAGTAATGATATGTTATATCTATAAGACTAAAGAAATAGAATAAAGCATTATACTATAGATTGCTATACATGATAGATGTTATTAAAATAATAATAGAAGCTGATCATATACATGTTAATCATAAATCCGGTTAATGGTAGTAAATATATAAAATAGACATTAATAACTATATATGCTATAGATATATAATTTAACACTTAATAGGGGGTTATATATGCAGTCTGTTTAATAGCAGACTTACATACATAAATAATCATTAATCTTTTAATAGGATATTGCTTATATAGGATATCCTATTTTTTTATCTCTACACTGCCATATCCTTGTTTTAATCCACTTTTTATTACTCCACTTATATCTTAGTATTGTTTATCTGTATAACCTGCTATACAGGCGGATAAGCGTTATAATTAGTATTTATTAATTATTGACAAAAACAAAAAAAGTATTATTATAATAATAGAACATCATTTCAGGGGATTAAAATGAGTATATTATTAAAAATGGATAGCAAAAAAAGAGTAAATAGTCTCAAGGGTAAAATAGTAATAATTGAGACTAATAAAATAGATTTATTAAATTCTACATTCCAGACTACTGTATATGTAACAGAAATAAGAAAATTTATATCTGAAAAAGCCTCTTTAGAATTTGTTAAATCATTAAATTGTAAGGATGTAAAAAATGTCTTTATATCAGATAATAGAAATATAATAAAAACAAACGTAACGCATTTGACAAAAAAATAGGGGGTTGAAATGAAAACTTTATCTTTTAAAATAGCAGTAAAGGGGGTAATCTACACGGTCTCTTTACTGGAGTTGCAAACATTACAGATAAAACATATTACTTTTAGATATGTTATAGGATAGGGGGTTGAAATGGATATATCTGAAATATGAGATAGAAAATATTTTAAATAATAATTAATGTATAGGAATATATATCCGATAAAGTATATGGAACATAAATAGGGGGTGTAAAATGGAAAAGAAAATCATATACAAAGTCAAGATAGAAAACAGGTTTTTCACCTTAACAGAAGTTGAATACAAGGCTTTAGTTGCGAAAGGTAAAATAATTAATGTGCTTTACAAGGGGGTATAAAATGACTAAAAAAGATTATATAAAGATAGCAGATACATTAATTGACAGTTTTAAGGATTGTTGCGGATTGGAGTCGAATGACATACGTTATATCCATAGATTATATCTCAATAAGTTTTGTGACATGTTAACAGTAGATAATAGTAAGTTTGATGTTAATAAATTTAAAGAGTATATTGAGAAAAGAATAAGGATTGATTCTACAATGGAGTTAAAATAATGGAACTAATAACAGGTATAATATTATTGATCAATTTGGTTGCCGTTGTTTTGGTTGCAGTAATATCAATAATAATGTATTTATTGAAAGGATAATAAAAAATGATAATAGTAGGAGTATTGAACATTAAAACTAATATAATAGAAAATAAGTTTTTGAGTAGAAATGAAATAAAAGATTTACTGTCTAAAGGGGTATCAGTTTACTATCGTTTGAATGATTTTTGGATATTATAAAGGGGGTAATATGGAAAATATTATGCAAGAAATTAAAAAGGACTATGATAATGCTGAAAATTTCTTTTTTTCATATGATAGAAGTATCGTAACATTTACTTGTATAAAGGACGGGGTGTTACATAGAATGATGTATAACAGAAGATTAAAATTATATACTATTACAGAAATAGGGGGGTAATATGGAAAGCGTAGTTATAAAAGAGGAAAATATGAAAAATGGATCTTTAACTCTATTCAATCCTGTTAATAAATTAATAAATAATAGGATTATAGTAAATGGGATTGCTATGACTATACAGGAGTTTAGGGTAATGAAAGAGGGGGTTAAATAATAATTAATGTATAGGAATATATATCCGATAAAGTATGTAGACATAAATCAGGGGGGTTAAAATGATTATAACAATTACGAATAAAGAACATAAAGAGTACATAAAGGGTAAATATGTTAGTGCTCATAATTTTGTAACTTGTATAGAAAATAATATATTATTTATTGATTTTACTTATTTTACTAACACTTTGACAAGAAAATACTGTCGGTATTATCCATCAACAAAACTCTTTATATTAGTAAAATAACAATTATATATAGGGGGTTGAAATGACAAAAATAATTAGAATAGAAAGAATGGCAGCAAAAAAAGGATATATCATTAATATTGCTCCTGCTAATAGCTGGATAGGAAGCAAGGGTAAGGGAAAATGGGCATACAGCCTTTATATTAAGGGGCAGGGCATATATGAGCCTATTAAAGCTTATGGATCATTGATAAAATTGGAAGAGTCATTAAAACAAATTTTTTTATCTTTATCTTATTAAAGGGGGTTAAATAATGGAAAATATGGAAAGGGCATTAAATCCGGTTGCGTTAAAAATATTGATAGAAAATAAGCAAAAATATGTATCGGATACACTTAGTATATTAGCAGAATTGTTAAAAAAATTAAAGGGGGTAAAATGATAAATATACAAGTATATCAAGAAATTGCACGGGTTTTGAATGCTATGGAAAATTGCAGGAAAATAAAAAAAGATAGTAATGAAACACTATATAATGAAACATACTGGTATGATAGACATGCTGAAAAGGTAGATTATATTATTAAAAACTATTTACCCCACGGATCAGGGATTGACAGCAAAACTGAAATAGACTTTGCAAAAAGTAATGATGATAAGATAGTAATTAATAGTGGATATCATTGTATGAATTCAAATGGTTATTATGATGGATGGGTCAATTTTAGAATATTAATAATTCCTTGTTTACTTTTTGGTTTTAAACTAAAGATAATAGGTAATTTTGGGAAGTATAAACATGTAAAGGATTATTTATATGATTTATATCATTATAATCTTGATCAAAATTTTGATACTGAAAAGTATAATAGATTTTATGATGATAACAATAAAATTAATGTATCCTGAAATATATCCGATAAAGTATATAGAACATAAATGAGGGGGTTGAAATGAAAATTATTACAAAAATAATGGAAGTTTATGAATTTTCGGAACTGAATGAGGATGCAAAAAAGAAGGTAATAAATAATTATATTAATTTTTTATTGGAAGCTTTACCATATGAGGATATGTCGGAAAATATGAAAAAAGCTTGTGATAAAGCTGAACATATGAGAACCCCTTGGTTTACGGGTAGTTACATTTTTGATTATTGTATAGATGAGTTGCAGGAGACATTACAAAACTGTTATGAATTTTTGGCCGATGGTAGCATTTATAGTGATAATTAAGGGGGTGGAGTAATGAAAATTCCTAAAAAATATACTGGATACAAGTTTAAGAGAAAATTATTAAATAAAATACTTAAATATGCATATCCGCCAACATATAATGCACGCAATGCAATTGGTTATTCATTCTCCATTACCCTGGAAAATGATATATATAATTGGGTGGGTGGGTGGGATTTTGATACGCATGATATAAAAGAGGATTTTTTCCTGGATTTTAAAGATTTTGTAGTATATTATATAGAGTCTGGGGAAGCAGTTGCAAGAGGGGGGTTGAAATGAAAAATGAGAATGAAAAGTTAGGGTTACGTTTATCAAGTTACATTTGTAATGAAATGTTGCTAATTTGTGGGATGACATATCAAGAGTGTTTAGAATTTACAAAAAAACTTGAAATTATGGTTAAACAGTCAGATTTTTTAGAATTATACGATGGAACTACTTATTATAAAACATTTACACCGATAGAAAAGAGGGGGTAAAATTATGCTTTATAAAGTAATTACTGTAAAAAATAAAAAAGAGAAAATTTTTACTGATAATACTTGCAATGGAGTTATTTTCAATTTTTGTGATAATTTTTTAAAGTTTTGGAATGTATCATATGAGATATATGAGTATAGCAATAAAAAATGGGTGTTAATTGGATATAGTAATAATCCGTAAAGGGGGTTATAAATGAAAAATTTTAGATATAAGATTATGCAAAAAGGTGACAATTATGTAGAAGCGAATGAGGTCAATTTTTTTGGCATTTTTGGCACAAAATATCATATTGAAAGCATTTTATTAAGCCTTGACTGTTATGATACAAACTTTTATAAAAATACAATAATTAATTTACAAGAGAATGAGCATCTTTTCAGATATACAAATGATAGATGCAAAACTGGGAAAGTAACCCCTTTAGTAAAGATCAATATTGATAAAGGATTAATCTATTTTTTGGCAGATAATGAGTATAATAAAAGCTTTGATAATTTTCCAATTTTTGATAGCAGGGGCGAACAATTAACATTTTTAGTGTTAAAAAATAAGCTATAATTTTATAAAAAATAAGGGGTTGATCCTATAGGGTTAATCCCTTATTTTTTTATATTAATACAGTGGTATGATTTACAAATTTTTTTTGATACAGTGGATTGATTTACAAATTTTTTTTGATACAGTGGTATGATTTACAAATTTTTTTTGATATGGCGGTAAAGGTCTTCAGGATTGCCATTATATGGCAGGATATGGCGGTAAAGGTCTTCAGGATTGCCATTATATGGCAGGATATGGCGGTAAAGGTCTTCAGGATTGCCATTATATGGCAGGATATGGCGGTAAAGGTATAAAAAATGTTACAAATTGAAACAAAAACAATATATTGTGTTGCAAAAATGATACATACAAGATATAGTCATACCATATATAGTATGTTACGAAAAAGTAACACAACATATAGTCATACCATATATAGTGTTGTAAAAATGATACACCACAAATGGATATATGAGGAAGTCTCAAAACTGCAAAAATGAGCTACCTACTTCAGATACCAAAATTGAGATACCAATTTAGGATGAGCTACCTACTTCAGATACCAATTTTAATAAAAATATTTGACAATTAATAAAATTAAGATATACTGATAATTAGAATATAATAATAATAGGAGATATCAGCATGAAAAATCTTACAAAGAAAACCACAAAAGAACATTATGAAAAGTTTAGAGATATGGCAATTGGAGCAGAGATAACATTAAAAAGATTGCCAAAACCTTTGGGTTATTCTGTAGAAGAGTTGAGAAAACTATATATAGAAGATAATAATCTAAACAATATACCATTAATTGAATTGGACAGTTTTTACTTGTGTTTACCATCATATACAAGGAAAATTATAACTAATATGGCAGATAATTGTTGCGTATACAAACATTTATTAATTTATGAAGTTTTAGGAGCTACACCTATTTTTACAGATATCCCCCTTAATTTGAGGGATTAAAATATTTGACAATTAATAAAATTCATATATACTAATAATAAAGGAGAACATAAAATGGAAACAATAAGAGAAGAGATTTATAAAAATTATACTATAAAGATTGTAGTAGATGATAGGCCCCTTGATCCTATAGAAGAGTTTGATAGTTTTGGAAAGATGGTATGTTTCCATAAGTGGTATAGTTTAGGTCATAAGCATAATCTTAGAAGTGGTGATTTTGATTCTTTGGAAGATGTTAAAAATTATTTAATAAAAGAGGAGAAAGCCTATATTATCCTTCCCCTTTATTTATACGATCATTCAGGAATTACAATAAGCACAACCCCCTTTAATTGTATGTTTGACAGTGGACAGATAGGTTTTATTTATGCCACAAAAGAACAGATATTAAAGGAATATGGGGTTAAAAGGATAACCCCTAAAATCAGAAAGAAAGTGGAAAAACTTCTCATAGCTGAAGTTGACACTTATGACAAATATTTAACAGGGGAAGTCTACGGTTTCCAGATATTGAAGGATGGGGATATTGAAGATAGTTGTTACGGATATTATGACACCCCTAAAAATATTATGTCTGAATGTAAGTTGAGAATAGATGAATATGAGGAACAATTTATTTAAAAAAGGAGAACTATAAATGAAAACATTTTCTATCGAAAAGCAAAATGAGTTAGGTAAAGAGATTGCTTTAATTCTCTGCTTGAAGAAAAATAAAAATGAAAAATATGTCACAATGTGGGGAGAGAAAACGGCAATTGGTTTATTAAATTTAGTTTGCAGAATTGTTAAAAGTATAGAAATTATGGGGGGAGAACTATAAATGAAAACAAGTCTATATGAAAGGAAAATTGCATATAATAATATAAAAGGCAATGAACTTTTAAAAAGGGCCATAGAAGTATCTTTAACTGGACAGCATACCATAACTGTTATTGGCAATGTTGATAATGGAAAAGAATATTTAGATATTGTATTTAAGTCAAGAACAGAATATTGTGGAGAAGACCCCATATTTAATGAAAATTTATTTACTTTTGTACAACCTTGTTTTTGCGGTAATTTTGGTGATGAGGGTTGTGGTTGTTCAGTAGAAGAGATTATATTACATAAAAGATCAAAGGAATATATAAATGCTATGAAAAGTCAAATAATTGTTAAATTAGAAAGACCCCTATTTAATGAGATTGTTAGTGTATTAACAGGAGAATCTTTCCAAAACGTTGTGGACAGGATATATACATTTAATAGGTTAAAAACAATTGAAGGAACTGATCAAGACGCAATGGAATTTTTAAAAACTGCATATAATAAATTGTTGTTTACAGGTAATCAAATAAATAGAGTTTTGGCAGTTTCAAGAACAATTGCAATAATGGATAATTCTGGTAGAGTTAAAGCTCATCATATAGCAGAAGCTATACAATATCAAGCATTAGATTATTAAGAGGAGGTTAACTAAAAATGAATATTTGTACAAATAATAAACATGGTGAAATAGTTTACGATAGTGGTTATAGGTATTGCCCCGCTTGTGAAAGAATAGAAAAATTGTTAAGTGATATAAAGGATGCAGAAATGGAACTAAAAAATTTAATAGAAAAAGAGGGGGGGTTTGAAAATGAATAAGAAATTAAGTGATGCAGTAATAACAGAATTGTCATTTTTAACAAGTAAAGAAATGAGAAATATTTTACAGAAGTTTGCTGATAATTTTGACAATTCTCATTTTGAAATGTTACGACACATTGCAAAGACCTACACTGATGAACAAATAACCCCCTTGCTACCTACACCCCAAAAAGTTAAATCAAAGGATAAACGGACAAGGGAAGAAAAATTGGAAGAGTTAAAGGGGTATTATGTCAAAGAAAATATAGATGAAACAAGAGTAACTACAAATGATATACCTATTTTAAAAAGAGGTAGATCAAAAAGCAAGGATGGTACTTTGAAAGATAGAGTATTTGAATTATTGGATATGAATTTGAGAACGGAGGAGCATGCTGATAATGTAGATACTAATTTAACTTATGATAATATTCTAAAGTCCGGTATACTGAATATTGCAGAAAATACTTATAAGGTAATTTTATCAGCATGGAGGAAAGAAAAAGGGATTAAGGTAAGAAGAGGAAGACCTTCTAAAAATTAATATACTTTAATTATTGACATTACTCAAAATAGTAGTATACTAATAATTAAAGGGGGATTATAAAATGGAAAGATACTTAGAAAATGGAGATATGGTATTTGCAACAGGTGTTTTTTTGAGATACTTTAATGGAAAATTTGAAGTGTCAAGTTTTAAAGATGATACTTATTTTGACGGTAACATTGTTGAAGATATTGAAAATAAACCTTATACAGAAGAGGAATAAAGGGGGATTATATGCTTTATTATGGTATTATAATTGGTTCATTTATCATTTTTTATGCAGTTTTTATTTATAGTTTATGCAAAATTTCAAAAGATTGTGATATGAGGGCAGATAAATTATTTAAAGAAATGAGGATGAATGAAAACAAAAGTGATTTATAGGAAATTTAAAACAACTGAAAGTATTGTTGCAATTTTTCCAGAATTGGGATACCCTGGATTTACTTCTAAAAAAGGTCTTATAATGGATTATATGTATTTTGGCCAACACGGAGAATGTATTTATGACACCATTATAAAAATGACTATAAAAGCGTCTCCTAAAAATTATGAGGTATTGGAAGCACAATTGAGAGATTTAGGATATGATTTAGAAATTACTACACATAAGGGGTATCAAAAATTATTGACAAAGTAATAATCATAGGAGATTATGAAATGTTTTATAAAAGTATAGGATTGTCAAAAGTCTTATTAAGACATAATGAAAACTATATTACCCCATTTCAGTCCATTGCAGAAGAGGAGATACTTGATAGATATTGGTTCAATAGGTTTAGTTATGAAAGTTTCAAGGCATGAAAACATGGTTTGGTGTAGAGTTTAAAGGTTTTTATGTTGGTAAAGTCTATTGTAATAAGCAAGACCTTATTAATGAATTCAATAAACAATTCATGTATGAGATACAAGGGAATTTGTTTAAGGTTTTTGGAAAAATTGGAAAAAGATGAAAACAATCCATATTAAAGATAATGTATTAATAATAAAGATACCGTATGATATTAATCTTGTATCATTAATCAAGACTTTCTTTTCCGGTAGGTCATGGGATAGCAATTTAAAAGTCTGGAAGTGCCCTGTAAATGAAAAGAATTTAATAGCTACCTACTCCATGATAGAAAATCATGACTTTACTGTATTTCCTGAAATGATGATTGAACTCGAAAAATATAAAGGACAATTTGAAATACAGAAGGTTGAAAATGAAAAGAAGATAGCAGCCTCAAAAGCTATAGATGCAAATATTGAGATACCTAATTTGAAGGGAGAACTCTTCCCGTTTCAAAAAGCAGGAGTGCAATTCATAGAAAATACCAATGGTAAAACCTTAATAGCTGATGAAATGGGGTTAGGGAAGACCTTGCAATCAATAGCTTATTGCCAATTACATGCAGAAAAAAGACCTATTTTAGTTATTTGTCCAGCAACATTAAAGTTGAATTGGCAAAGAGAATTTAGAAAATGGACAAATATAAAAAGCTATGTTATAAATTCGCAAGATCTCAAATATCAGCTACCTATCTATGAAGCATACATTATTAATTATGATATAGTGGGGAAAATGGAAACATTGCTGAATAAGATGAAATTTCAAGTAATGATATTGGATGAAGCACATTATTTGAAAAACCCAAAAGCATTACGGTCAAAAGCAATAAATGGATTAAATAAGAATATACCCCATATTTTGGCATTAACTGGTACACCAATACTTAATAGACCTGTTGAAATATTTAATATTTTAAAGATGTTAAGTCCTCAAAATTTTGGCAATTATTTTGATTTTGTGAAAAGATATTGTGGAGCTACCTATGGAAAATGGGGTCTGGATGTATCAGGAGCTACCAATATTCAAGAATTAAGTGATAAATTACGAGCAACAGTAATGATCAGAAGGGAAAAAAAGGATGTATTGGCAGAATTACCAGACAAGACAAGGGTAGTAGTCCCTCAAATATGTGATTTAAAAGCATACAAAAAAGTAGAGGATGATTTAATAAATTACTTAATTGAATCAAAGAATAAGTCAAAACTTGCAGCGGAAAAAATTAGTCAAGTAGAACAATTGGCAAAAGTTGAATATGCAAAACAGGAAGCGGTTAAAGCAAAACTCCCCCTATTTATTGAATGGAGTAAAGATTTTATTGAGGAAAATGGTAAATTAGTAATTTTTGCTCATCATAAAGAATTTGTTGAAAAGTTAATGTTTGAACTGAAGGACTATAATCCGGTTAAAATAGTGGGTGGTATGGAAATTGAGGATAAACAATCCTCAATAGATGCTTTCCAAAATAATAAAGAATGTAAAGTAATTATTTGTAGTCTAAAAGCCGCTGGTGTTGGGATAACTTTAGTTGCAAGTAGTTATGTAGCATTTTTAGAGTTAGGATGGACACCCGGTGAACATGATCAGGCTGAAGATAGACTACACCGGATAGGGCAGAAAGATAATGTTACTTGTTATTATTTTTTGGCAGAAAATACTATTGAGGAAACAATTTACGATCTACTTCAGAAAAAAAGAGATATTTTTCAAAAACTAATGCAAGATCAACATACAATTATAGGAACTCTTGATAATAATATTCTGAATGATTTAACAAATAAAATAGTAAATAAAAATGAAGTTAATTAGAAAATTGGGGACAAGAATAAGTAAAAGTGGTCGGTTAGTAAGTTATGGTATATATCTTTGTCCATTTCCAGAATGTTTAGCAGAAGTTGAAAGACCTTTGGGTAATGGGGAAAGAAAAAAGTCTTGTGGGTGTAGAAGAAAAAAGGGGAATAGCTATACAAGATTATATAAAATTTGGACAGGTGTTAAAAATAGATGTTTTAATTCCAACAATCAAGCATATTTAGACTATGGTGGAAGAGGAATAACAATATGTCCAGAATGGACAAATGATTATACTACTTTCAGAGATTGGGCATTAAATAATGGTTATCAAGAAAACTTAGTTATTGATAGGATTAATCCTGATGGTAATTATGAACCCTCTAATTGTAGATGGTTAACAATATTAGAAAGTTTGAGAAATAAGACAAATACAATAACTATGGAAATAGCTAATGAAATTAGAGATTTGTATAAAACAAAAAATTTTACTCAACAAGAAATAGCTGATAAATTTAATGTAAGTCAAGAAACAGTGTCTTTAATTATAAATAATAAGCAATGGATAAAATAAATGACAATTAATAAATTAATAAATAATATATTCAGGGATAGGAAAAGGGTAGCAAAGAAGATTAAAAATCACAAAAGTGAGCTACCTATTTTTGAAAAAAATGTGAAGAGGATGTTCAAAACTATAAAATACACAAAGTCAATTGATACTATGATAAAAAACTTCGATAATATTAAGCAAGAATTTCAAAACGTGATGAGCTACCTACCCCCTGATATAGAATTGGAATTGAATGGGCAGGTAATAAAAGATATTAATAGTATTGATACTATTAGAGATACCTATATTAAAGATTTTATAAATGAAAGAATAGACATGGAGTTAGAAAAGGAAAAAATAGTAACTTCCATATTTTTAAAAGAAAATTTAATAAAACGTGCTTTAAATAGAGCATTGATAGCATTTACATATTTTCCAAATGATGCAGAATTTGTTTGTAAAATTGCGGAGTTAGAGGAAATGTTATTAAATTGTTATAATAAGGAGAACAAATAATGAAGAAAAAAGGAAAAATATTTTTAAAGATATTTGATACAACAATTGATTTGTACAAAGAAATTGAGTTAGATGCAGATTATATAAGATTTTATACACATGAAAATGATTATATAGATATTAAATTTAAAGGTTTTGATTTATCTCTTAGAGGAATAGGGCAATTAAAAGTATTCCCCAATTCCTCAAATTCTATCATCATAGAACAGGAAGAACCATAATGAGTAAAGAATTAGAACAAGCCATTGAATTACATACAAAACTGGATAAAAATTGGGGATTAGAATCACCCAATAATTCCTGGCCCCTTGATTTAATTATTTATTATAATAATAGAAAGGAGAAAGAAAATGAAAATTCATGTGGATCTGAAAAAGGGGATTGAGAATATTTCAATAATTATAATGATACTTGATACAGAGGATAAAACATTAGCAAATAAATTATTTAGATCCCCTTTAGATTATCCCTCAAATAAAGATTATGTCTATGTAGAAAATGTGGGTAATTGTGATTATATAGAAAACATTTTTAGAACTGAAGAAGGGGCTAAGAGTTGGGCAGAATTTGAAATAAAATGTTTAAAAAATAAATTATGCATATAACAATTAATTAAAGGGGTTTCAATAATGAACAAAAGAAATTACAAACATGGGGAATCCTATGTAAGGTTACATAATATATGGGGATTAATGAAACAAAGAATTTTAAATCCTAATAGTAAAAATTATAAATATTATGGTGGTAGAGGAATAACAATATGTCCAGAATGGACAAATGATTATATTGTTTTCAGAGATTGGGCACTAAATAATGGTTATAAAGAAGGATTACAAATACACAGAGAAAATGATGGGAATTACGAACCAGATAGTTGTAGATGGGTAACAAGAACTGAAAATTTAAGACACACAAGAAAAACTATAACTATGGAAATTGCTGATGAAATTAGAGATTTGTACAAAACAGGGAATTTTTCCATGCAAGAGTTAGGAAATAAATATAGCATAAGTAAACAAATGGTATCTTACATTTTGAATAATAAAAATTGGAAAAATGTTTGACATTACCAAAAATAGTAGTATACTAATAATTAAAGGAGATATATGACTAAGGAAAGTATAAAGGTTCAATGCCAAGAATGTGAAAAGGTTTTTAGAACAAAAAAATTAGTTCCTGAATGCCCGGAATGTAATGGATTAGATATTGATTTATATTATGGAAAGGAGAACAAGTAATGTCACATAATCTTAACATGAATGAAGAAGGCAAGGCAGATATGATGTATACAGGGGAGACCCCTTGGCACAAATTAGGTACATATTTGGGGGAAAATGCGGTAACGGCAGAAGAAGCAATTAAGGCTGCAAATATGGAATGGGAAGTATCTCTTCATCCAATTTATTCCGGCTTTGCAGAAATGAAGGAAGTTGATGATTTTAAAGCAGTTATTAGACAAGATACAGGAGAAGTTTTGGGTATAAGGAAGCAAAAATATACACCGTATCAGAATAAAGATGCTTTCAAGGTATTAGATCCATTTATAGGAGAAGGAAAAGCGGTTTGGCATACAGCAGGAGTTTTAGGAAAAGGTGAAAGAATATGGATATTGGCAAAACTACCCGGACAATTAGAAGTAACAAAAAATGATATAATAGACAAGTATTTTCTATTAACAAATTCCCATGATGGTTCAACAGGAATAAAGTTAATGTTTACCCCTATAAGGGTTGTTTGTCAAAATACGTTACAAATGGCATTAATAAGTGGACAATCTTCAATTATGAATATAAAGCATACCAAAAACCATGAAATAAAGATAAAACAAGCATTGAAGGTTTTAGGTCTTGTTGAGCAAATAGCTACAGATTTTGAAATTGATGCTAAGAAAATGTATGAATTTAAGATGACTGATGCAGATATTGATAATTATTTAGCAGAAATTATTAATATAACAGGAGAAGCAAAGGAAAAGACTAAACTATATGCAGATAAATCTTATATTAGATACAGAGATTATTTGGAAGGTGGGATAGGGACAGACATAGCAGGTGTAAAAGGCAGTCTATGGGGGGCTTATAATGCGGTAACAGAAGCTATTGATCATACTGATAGAAAGATTAAAAATCATTTGCAGTATAGTCAATTTGGTGCTGGTGCTGTTATCAAGGACAAGGCTTGGAAGAGTGCAAAAAAATTGATAAGATAGGGGGTTTAATGAAAAAGATAACACTTAAAAGATCGCTTGAATTATGTGCAGAATTATGGTCATGGCTTAGAGATAATCCTGATGAAACATACAAGAATAATTGGCCTAAATGGAATAGATACAAGAATGTAGATAATAATTGTTTTGCATGTCATTATGATGAGTTAGAAGGCAGGAAACGAGGAGGAGTTAAGATTTGTTCTTTTTGTCCATTAAAAGAATTATGGAGTTTGCAGGGATATTGCATGGAAAAAAGTAGCCCTTTCAATAAATGGTTGATAGCCAAAACAAATAAAAGTAGACAGAAATATGCAGGAATTATAGTAAATTTTTGTGAAAAAGAATTAGAAAAATTAAAAAACAAAAAGGGAGTTTAAAATGACTATTCTATGTGGCAAAAGAAGTGGTAAAGATTTAAAAATTTATGCAATTGCAAGAACAGAGAAGTCTCCAAAGAAGTATCTATATGGTATTGTTTGTCTTGACAAAGAAGGAGGAGATCCAAAAGTAGTAACTGATATTAAATATGATAGATTGTCAACTATAAGAAGGAAGTTTAGAAATATACCAGCAGAGTTTAAAAAGGGATAAAAAATGCGATTAATTAGAAAATTAGGAACAAGGAAAAATAAAACAGGTAATAATTATACGAGTTGGGGTGTATTTTGGTGTAACTTTTGTAAACAAGAGGTAGAAAAAGAATTATCTGTTGGTAGAAGGTATAAATCTTGTGGTTGTGTAAGATATTCAGAAAATAAGGGTGATTATAAACATGGTGGAAAAGGGACAAAATTATATAATGTATGGCAATCTATAAAACAAAGAATTTTAAATCCAAATAATGAAGCATATAAAGATTATGGTGGTAGAGGAATAACAATATGTCCAGAATGGACAAATAAAGAAAATGGATTTATAAATTTCAGAGATTGGTCACTAAGTAATGGTTACAAAGAAGGATTACAAATAAATAGAATAAATAATGATGGTAATTATGAACCATCTAATTGTAATTTTATCCCAGCTAAAGAAAATAATAAAAATCAAAGATTGAGAAAAGATAGTAAAATAAAAAATATTGAAATAGCTAATGAAATTAGAGCTTTATATGCTATAGGAAATTATATACAAAAAGAGTTAGCAAGTAGATTTAATATAAGTCAAGCAACAATTTCTTTAATTATTAATAACAAACAATGGGTGAAATAAATGTTAACTATAAAACAAAATATACAATTAATAAATGAGTTACTTAATACTTCTTATGGTAATTTACAGAAATTAGCCTATGAAGAAGAAATTGAGCGATATGTGAGAGTTAGATTATTAGATATTACACAAATAGCAAAGGATATTTTAGAGTTTACTCATAATCAGGAAGTTAAGCAACACAAGAATAAGAATAGAGTAAAGAAAGGATAGATATATGATACAGTTTAACCCAGGTGATGGAGAATTGTTTGGACATATATTTACAACTGGAATACTGATATTTCTTATTGTATGTATTATTGTTGTTTGTTACTCTTCAAAAGGGAGACGGTAGATGGGGCACGCAAAAATTTGGGCTTTATTCTCTACATTTGATGATTTAGAAGGTAATATTGAGAATACTCTTTTGTTAAGGGGGTGGTGGTATGAAAAACCTGCTATTTCAGAATTGAGAAAATATTGTGGATGGGGTGGTGCAATTGTTCTTAGAAAACACGGAAAAACTTTGCATCGTCCATATACTTACTATCTAAAAAGATTATCAGAGGGGGTTCAGGTATGAAATTAACTATTAGAAGTTTCATATTTTTAGCATACCTTATATTATTATTTCCTTACCAAACTTCGAGTGCTTCAATAACTTTGAATTATGAAAAGGAGATGTCAAAAATAAAGATTATTGCTAATAAGGTTATCCAATGTGAATCGGAAGGAAAACATAACGTGTGGGGCGATTTAACTCTACAATATCCGGTGTATGGCATAGCACAGTTTCAAAAAGGGACTTTTTATTGGCTGTCCAATATATCAGGAAATAAGAATTTTAGATGGAAAAATAAAGAACACCAAATAAAACTGTTACATTGGGCTTTGTTGAATGGACATGGTAGATTGTGGACATGCTATAGATGGTATAAAAAGGGTATAATTTAGTTGACATATCCAAAAATAGTAGTATACTAATAATTAAATGAATTTTTCAAATTTTGTGGTTCCCCAGGTTCAGGTAGTGAGCTTGTTTTTAATTTAAAAGGTAAATTTTTAAGTCAATCATTTTATGAATAATTATGAAAACAATAACTTATCATAATTTATCTCAAAACACTAACGGTAGATTGGTTTATTTCAGGTCAACAGATATTGAACAAATGAATTGGCATAGACTATTATGGTCTATTCCTGATGAAATGTTATATCATTTATCTCAGGGAAAACAGATAAGAATTATTGATAAAACGTCTTCTAAAAAGGGGGGTAAAATTAAAAGGATTTTTATTCCTATAATGAATGATTTATTAAATAATTTATATTTTGATATACCTGCTAAGAATAAAAATTTAGTAAATCATTATCTATATGCTTTGGAGACTATGAAGAAGGATAAAAGTTTATTAACAAAATTTTTGTATTGGAGAGGGATAATATTTAATCTTGTTAATATAATAGGAGAAGATATTATTGTTGATAAAGAACCTAATCCGTTAAGGCCAAAGAAGTATTTGAAACTTCTGGAGTAAGGAGAAATAGATGTCATTTGAAATGGAAAAAATTAGAGGCTTAAAAGTTATAGCTTTGAAAGGTGGGGGATACAGGGATAAAAGGTTTAAAGATATTGAAGTTAAATATATTTTGTTTTCAGATAAAAGAACTTATATTGAATTAGAAGAACAGGATTATTATACATTTCATGATTTTTCATCTTATGCAAGATATGTTAATATTCATAGTAATGAAGAGGAATGGAAAAGAATTTTTAAACTTGATGATGCTAATGAGGATATTTGTTAGGGGGTTACTTAAATGAAAAATGTAAATCTTGTATTAAGTGTTATTTTAAATTATGAAACTAAAAAAGGTAATAAAGAAGTATGCCATGAGATAGAGGTCTATCTTGGTAATGTACCTGAAACATACATAGATGTGGAAGAAGTGGTAAAACTTATTAAACAAAATATAAAAATAAATGTAAAGGAAGTTGAAATTTATGGAGATTAAAGATGTCAAAGAATGAGCGGGACAAATATTTATTGAAAGAGGAGTATAAGAAATTTATTGAAAATACTCCTGAACAATATAAACTATTTTGGAAAATTGTGTTTCATTCTGGTCTTAGGATATCTGAAGGATTGAATCTAACAGTTAATGACATATTATGGAATGAGAATAAATTATTAATTGCTACATTGAAGCGTAAAGGTCATCCCATCATTCCTATAATAATTTCAAAAGACTTAATAGATGAATTGAAAATATATATAAAAGAATCTGGAAGAATGTGGAAGAATCCGGCAATTAATGGAAGAATCTGGAAGTATAGTAGACAATATGCATGGAGAATATTCAAGTCTATTTGCATAAAAGCGGAATTAAACCCAAAGTATAGCCCTCATGCTCTACGTCATTCTCATGGTGTTATGATAGCAGATATAACAAACGGTAATATGGTTGAGATTAAAAATAGATTAAGACATTCATCTATAAAATCAACTGAATTCTATGTTCATTGTTCTGAAGCCAAACAAAAGGAATTATCCAATAAAATAGAGGAGTATATGAAATGAAAAATCAATATAAAGCTGAATTAAAACAAGCTATAGAATTTCACTTAAAAATGGATAAACAATCGGGAAGAGCAGATAAAAAAGCATGGCCCCCTTGGTTATTAGGAATTTATGAAGAAGGGAATTATAATGAAGATAATATAAATAATAAAAAGGAGATATTATAATGTGTTTGTATAATGTGGATAATTCAATAAAGGACAAAGATTTTGGTTACAAAATAATAAGCAAAGATGGTAGAGCAAGGTTTTTAAAGAGTAAAAAGTTAACTGAAGGAAAATGGTTAAATGAATATAATTATAGACAAGATTATTATAAAAAAGAAAACTACTTGTTTTTAGAATCAGAGTCATATTATGATAAATTAGCATATTTGATGGGGTGGCATGTTTTTTACACCAAAAAAGAGGCAATGAGTTATAATAAATATATATTACGTGACCCTACTATTAAAATTGTAAAAGTTGGGATTAAAAATATAGTGGCAAAGGGTTATCAATGTACGCAACATTCATATAGGACAATTGTTTGTAAATACATAAAAATAGAAAAGGAGATGAAATGATAATAAGAACAGATGAAGGTGACAGGATAATATTAAATGAGGAAGTAAATCTTTACAGTTTAGATGAACGTATTAAAACGACAAACAGTGTAAAAATTAATGGTAAAACCATGACCGTTGATGAGTTTAAGAAAGGAAAAATAGATCCAAAAAAAGGTCATTGGGGTCGAAAAGCTATGAATGAGATGGATAATGATTTAATCTAAATCAGCATCTATCACAAGATTTGCCCATAAGCAAAGGTCTTTTATTAATCTATTTCTTTTATCATATGGTATTTCGTAGTCATTAAATATCAATATTAATTCTTCCTGAAGTACATCATTTATTTTAGATTTTATGGCTTGTTTAATTTCATTTCTTTTTATATTATCCATTTTATCTCCATTTACCACAATATATGGTATGTTACAATATGAAACACAAGATGTTGTGTACTTTACTATTTATATGATTATAAGTAAATATTTTAAAACCACAAAAGTGAGCTACCTATTTCAATATAAAAATCCAGATACCAATTTAATGATGGAATTTAACCCTTACTCTTATTAACTGGAAAATTTAACCATCCATTTTTACTAAATATATTAAATAATGCCAATGCTAATATATTGATTGATTTCTCCTCATCATCACCCATAGATGAGAAAAGCCCCATTTCCAATTCACCATCAACAGCATGTAAAATTTCATGGAGTAATGTAATAAAAACATCCTCCAATGGCTTATTTTTATAATATATTCTTATAGTCCTGTCCCAAGGATCGTGTTGACCAACCAAACTTGCCCTTTTCTCCGCATCTACATCATTTGGTAGTTCATGATATGCAATTGTGTAAGGAATACCAAGAAGCTCAAAATTTGTTGGCAGTTCAGAAACTTTGTAATTTTTTCCACTTTTAAACATTTAGATACCCCCCTTATTTTTTAAATTAGAGAATATTCCCCATAGAGAAAAAATAAAAAATATGAAGAAGAGAAAACTTTGTTGAATTTCCCCTATTTTATAATTATATATCATAAGAAATAAATCGGTAAATGACCATAGATAAAATCCCCATAATAATTTATTTTTAATAATACATATTTTACCAATTAAGGAAAGAACGATTATACCCCATAAGAAATATCCCATTTAAATATCCCAATAAAAAGTTATATCAAAAAATAACCATCCTAAATTATATACTCTGGAACAATCATGGTAAAAGGGAATTAAATACCATTTATGTAGTGGGAAAAATCCTATATTTAAAACAGGTCTGTAATATATTACATTTTTTTTCATTATGCTATCTCCTTTGTTTCTGAAAACTTCCCATTATGGGTAACAAAAAACACCTTATCAGCTTGTTCTGCTATTTCTGGTATTTGAGAAACTATTATAAATTGTATATTTAATTTTTTACTTAAATCTTTAATCATTTTCATAGCATTTTCTGTTTTACCATGCAAAAACCGCATGGGTTCATCCAAAATCAATGTGTTTGTTGATTTAGGATTTTCTATGCTCCAAAGGACTACTCGTAATGCAAAGGAGGCAACATCCAGTATACCACCCCCACAACTATCTTTTGGATCGGCTTCTTCCCCCCTTAATTTAAGACTAATTTTAGCTTCGGGTTTGTTACGTTTAATGTCAAAATCTATAATAAATTGGTAGTCCTCCTCAAAAACTGCTTGTAATGCAGTAGTAACCATAGATTCTATGTAATCTTTTAAATAGGATTGGGTATGCTTTCCAGCTTCGGCTACTATAGCTCTTGCTTTTTGCAAATTTTCATTATATTCTTTTAATGAAACTTGCTCTTTTTCTTTTATTTCTAAAGAAGCAAGAGTTAGTTGACATTCAGTTTTGAAAGCAATAAACTTTGTTTTAAGTTGCTCTACTTTTTCCATTCACCAACTCCAATCATCTTCTTGATTTTTAAGATTTTTACATTTCTTACATATTCTGTTGATTTTTGGATCTATGCTTTCAAATTTTTTTAAACAACATAAACATATAACAACTGTTAATAATATCTTATCTTTTGATTTTCTTCCCTGTGTTATTGGAAAAGATACTTTTTTCTTTATATTTAATCCAGCTTGCTCCAAGCAAGCATTCCAACTTAAATTAAAATTTTTGTTTATATGACTATAACTACAAACTTTATTACAATTATAGTCAAATTCATTTCTTGTCAAAAAGCAAGTTCCTGCAATATCTCTCAAATTTTCTATAAAATCTGAAAATTTGATTACTGATGTACCATGCAGTTTCATATTTATTTTGATACTTCCCAATAAACTAAATAACAATTTTGGCACATATGAACTTCTACCAAATCAGAGCTATACCAAGTATCTGTGATAGTGATGAGTGGTCTTTTGTATAATGCTTCCAATAACAAAGGCTTGTGTCTATTAAATAGAATACATAATAATTTTTTAAACATAAAACCTCCTATATAAATCCAAATTTTTCTTTTAATTCTGTGTATTTACTTTCTATTGCAATTCCCAATGTTTCAACTTCCTTAGTTAATTTTTGAACCGTCTGTTCAGCTTCTATAAAATTATCTAAATTATAATCTTTTTTTAGCGTGGATAATAAAGCCTTTTTTTGCCCCTTACTTTCAGCCAAATCTTCTCGTGCCTTCTCAATCTTTAATTTAATCGCTTTAAGAGTTTTTTCCACTTCTTTTGTGTCTATAGGCATGTTACATATCCTTTCTGAAGAAAAATAATGTTGTAAATATTATCAAAAATATAAAGACGTATGTGATTATAATAGCAATTAATTCATTATCTGTCATCATCTCTATTCCTTTCCATATATTCTTGTGGGATAATAATCATAGATTTTTTATTTATTATTTTTACAGATTCTCTATGACCCAAAAAACAACTAAGGAATAAACCTATTTTTAATTTTGTATCTTCAATATCTATATTCAAGCAATACTTTGTATTCAATTCTTCTAAAAAATGTTCAATTTTTCTTGCAGTATTTGTCACTGTGTCAAGCAACTGTGGGTTATAATATATAGAAAAACCAAACATTTTTTCATCCATATGGTAAGTTTCCATAAATGTTGGATTTTGCACAGAATGAATAAAAATATGAGGCATTACTATATAATATTTAATAAGAATAGGAAATACTACTTTATTGGGATTAAATTCTTCTTCTTGTGAATAATCATTTTCTATAGTTATTTTTTCTTTATAATCTACAAGATATGGTTGATTGGTTATTGATGAATTCATTATTTTTCAATCTCCTCAAATGCCTTAATTATAATATTTTTAATATCATTTTCAGTTGATTTCATCATTAATTCAAGATTTTTTCTAAAATTTAAACTCTGTCCTATCTCATTGTTTTTTATACTATTTATAAATTCTTGCAATTTTTGATTCTCTTTTTTATCCACTCTTTCCAATGCCTCCGGCTTAAATACCTCATCAGCGGGTTTATGAATTATTGGTAAATTAATTAATTCATATGTTAAATCTTCATCATTTATTTCTAACATATATATATGAGGAATTAAATCAGATTCATTTAAGGTTTTTCTAACCAAACAACCACAATTCACAATTGTTTGGTTTTTATATTTATAAAATACTGGATGATGCCAATCTCCACTTATAATTATATCATATGGATACTTTTTAGCAAGTTTATCTGATTGCAGAAAGTCCTCCATTCCTTTCCATACAGGCTTATCCAATATAGTTTTATGAATTAATAATATATTGAAATTGTCTACATCTTCTATTATAGGAATTTCATCTCCATAATCACATCCATAAAGATCAATATTTCTACCAAAAGTTATACGTTTGAAGGTCTGCATATAGCCTAAAGATTCCATTAATTTCAAGGCTGTTCTATCTTTAGTCCTAAATCTTTGATCATGCTGTCCCCAAACGGTTAAGAATTGAATCTCATTATTATTGCCATTATTAATACTATATTTATTAAATAATTTTATATAATATTCCAATACGTCAAAAGACGGGCGGGGGTTATCGAAAACGTCCCCTGGGCACAGGATATATTCACATCTATTTTTTGAAGCTATTTGAAATATCTGCTCAACCTTATTCAACTGAGTTTCAAAGAAATTATCTATCCTGTTTTCTGGATTAGAAGCTCTCAAATGTAAATCTCCGGTAATTAAAAATTTCATTTATCTCATCCCCACATCAAAAGCTTGTATGGCCTTTTCCCAATCTAACTCACATTTTATTTCAGTCCATCCATTTGCTATTTTATAATCTTCAGCTATTTTGTTAGCCTCTTCTTTATTTTGAGCTATAATTTTAATAGTATTAATAAAATAAGTATTAATATAACCATCTGCTTTATAATATTTATACTTCTCCATATTGTTATACCCCCCTCTCACACAAAGGACATATACCTGCTTCTTCTAAGGTCTTCTTAAACTCTTTTTCCTCTTTTTCAATAAGTTTTTCCATCTTTTTTATAGTTTCAAAATATACATCCCAACTCTGTTTTAAATTATTTATTTTATTTAGCACATCAGAAGTGGCTAAGTATTTTATAACATTACTCTCAAGCTCTGGCAAGCCCTCCCCCTGTTTTAAAATAGCCTCAGTTGCTTCAATATCAACATCCAATATGGATAAACTTATTAATATTTTTTCTAAATCTCTTATTAAAGCTAAATTCGTGTTATAATCCAACCATAAATACTCCAATACTTTAATTTCATCTTCAAGACCAACATATTTATTTTCTATGCTCTTTATAATATTTTCTGTCCTAATTCCTTCCGATACTATGTAGGTTAATAATTTAACTTTATTTTCTAATATTTTAACTTTAGTATCATATTCTACTATTTTATTTACTAAATTCTCAATTAAATCATAATCTTTGAACTTTTCAAGGCTTGTATTCAATTTATCTAAATCTTGTTTTTTTATCTCAAGTTCTTTATTTGTAGATGTTATTTTTGAAGATATGTTAGAAATCAAAGCGTCTATATCATCCAGCTTGACTATTTTATTAATTGTTCTGCCAACTTCTCCTGCACTATCCATCAAAAGGAAGTGTCTTTCAAACTGTGAGGCACAATTTATATCAGATATATTAATTGCAGAACTGATCTCTGAAGGAACATCATTGCCTATGGTATTAAATAATGAGCTACCTATTTGATATGAATTTATAGAATTGTTTCTTTCTCTTACAATTTCAGTATCATTAATAATCAATGATACCTTGCAAGTTTCCTTTTTGTCACTAAAAGTGGATTTGAAAGCTAACCCTTGTGGTCTGTTAGTAATAATCCAATTCAAAGCTCTGAGAATAGCAGTTTTCCCATTATTGCTTTGACCAGATATTATATTTATTCCAGAGGAAAATTTTAAATAGGAATCTTTATGGCTCTGAAAATTTTGGAGTTTAATGGATTGTATCATTTATTTACCAATTATGTTCAGTATTATAAAAATTTTCTTCATAAAATAATCCATTTTTGAAATAAGCAGGATTGACATAATCAAAAAAATCTGTTAATAACATAATTACAACTTCAGTTTCATTAATGTATCCGCTTGTATATCTCTTATTGCCAATACTACCAAAATAGCTTTGGAACGTATTATATAAATTATCCTCAAAAATAATTATTTCCTTTTTATTGTTCTTTTTGATTATTAATAATGGAGTTTTATCATCTCTTTCAGCATCCCCAACACATTGCTCCCACCAATCATGGATTAAACTTTTGTTTTTGTATACTAAAAAATCAAGAGAAAAATCTTTGTAACTTTTTAATTCAATACTAAATTTATTAATAAATTTTATACCTTCTAAATCTGTTGAAGTGGTATCCCCTTGTTGACCAGAAGTTTTTTTACCTTTTTTAAATCTTTGTGTAGCCATTGCCCCACTTGAAGCAGATCTAAAAAATACATCATCTCTTTCATTTTCTGTATACCAAAGAGACAGCAATTTACAAATTTTCCGTTCAAACTCCCCACCTTTTAATTTTCCACCACCAGGTCTCATTTTTTCTCCTCAAAAAATTCGGATAATACACCGCCGAGTAAAAACTGGAATGCTCCTCCTAACCATATCCATAGTGGGCTTAATAACCAAAACCAAGGTAAATTTATCCACTTAGTAAGTTGAAGCCATTCTAAAAATATAGTCAATATTACAGGAATAAATATAGCATATTTGAAAAAGGATTTCATCTCTTCACTATCTGTTTTATTTATTGACATTAAAACTTCTCCTTAAATGGGAAACTCACAAAAACAGTTGCAATATATCCAAGAGACATTTTACCCGTTTCAATAGCTTTAACTTCTTCATCATAAATACCTGAGTTTGATTGCAGAAATCCACCCACATCAAAAATATTAATATAACCTCTTTTTTCATTAATTTCAGACTTTTTACTTGAACAACCCTTACAATCATTTCCACAACATAAATTATTATATTCTTCACCATATCTACGTGTATCCATAAAACCTCCTATTTTCTTTTAATTATTGTAGCTACACCATCAGCAGAATCTATTGAAAAGGATATAACATTTCTTATCTCAATAATCTCTTCTTCATGTTCTTTCACAATTTCCCAATCATTAGCAACTATATCTAAAATAGTCAATGTGAGATAAATTTCAGCATTATTAATGGAATATGAAATACCCTCATGGTTAAACCAAATCGGTTTTGTATGCTCAGGCCAACACCTTCTTCTAAATAATAATTTAATTTTAGAATTAGATAAACAATTACTCCATATTCTATATACTTCAGTAATATACATAAAAACCTCCTTTAATAACCATCATTATCTTCCATACATTCATAATCACCATCATTATGCCAATCCCCCAATGGAATCATATTATCTGATTCTGTTCTATAATTATTAATATCTTCATAATCATTTATATCTATAAGTGAAGAACCCTTTAAAATATATTTTGGATATAAATAATCATTAGAAATATCTTCAAGTTCTTTTATAATCGCAAGCACCCTTTCTTTAGGAATATCTTCTCCGTAAACTTCTCTTAAAACTTTTGAAGCAGATGATATAGCTAAAAATTTACCCAATGTTCTAAATGTATGGTCTAATTTAGTCACTGATTCTCCTCTACTTCATATAATAATTTTAATGCTTCATTTAGTATTATATTAAATTGTTCCTCTGTTGCTTGATTTAAACATGTTTCATTCCCACATAAATGTTTGGTAGCTTTCTCATACTTTTCTCTACACAATAATTTATTATTGTTCATATATTCATTAGTCACTATTTTATGAGCAATAATGAATAGCTTATCTGTGTCTTCTTTACAAGAAATCAAAGATCTTTCGGTTAAAGAATTTAAACTATCTAATTCTGGTTGTATGTATAACATTTTATCCCTCATCGTCACAATCATGATCACCTATACAAGATTCACATAAATTATCTATAGAACAAATATCACAATATGCACCATCATTAATTATTTCTGCACTGCACATACTACATTCTTTTATTACAAAAGCTGGTTCATTCTTTTCCATTCTCTTCCTCTAAATATTTAGGCTTCCTAATAATTTTTGCCTTTTCCTCAATTGTGTCCCATACTTGTTTTACAGCATCCTTAACTTCTTGTTCCTTATTATTACTACTTATAAATTGTATAAAATCCTCTCTTGCATAAGCATTTTCACCATAAGCTATCCTACCATTACCGGATTTAAGATAAAATTTATTATCTACAAGATAGTCTACCATACTACCTAAATCGTCTATCCCATATTCAAATAATATATTAAAATTACACTCTCTAAAAGGTTTCCATACTCTATTCTTTTTAGCCTTTGCTTTTATTTCTATACCAGTTGTTATATCACCATTTTTCATCAATCCTTTATTATATAACCACACTATTTGATAAGCATAGAAATCTAATGCTTTACCACCGGAACGTCTTTTAGTTTCTCCAAAAATTACACCGATAGCATCTCTTATTTGAGATACAACTATCAAAAGCATGTTCTTTTTATTAATCTTCTGTGTCAATCTTCTAAACAATTCACCCAATTTCTTTTGTTTAATCATATTATAACTTTTTTGATTAAAATCTTGTTCCAATTCCTCTTCTGTAGAAATAGCATCTAAACTATCCAATACATATATTACTAAATCATAATTATCTGAAGACTTTATTTCTTTATTTACATCTTCATACCAGTGTTCTATAGTAGATGATTGTCTCCATTCAATATTATCTGTTGGAACACCTATTTGTTTAGCATTCTCCAAATTTATAGCTGATTCTGTATCATTATATATCATTTTGACATCATACTTCTTCCGTAATACATGAAAGACATATGACATTGCTTCTAAACAAAGCAATGATTTTCCTATTTGCTTATCCCCGACAAGATTTATAATTTTACCCACTGGGTAGCCATTTTCTGTACTATTGGTTAATACCAAATTTAGATTTGTGCTACCAGAGGAAACATACTTTAATTCTCTGGTAACTATTCCATTATCTTCCACAGTATCTTCAACTTCATCATCTACTATTTTTTTCTTTCTACCTCTACCCATTGTCTTTCTCCCATCTCTTCAATACTGTTACTGCCCTAACTGAAGTTACATTTGTATGATTATAATCACCAGAAGTACCACAATCTATTAATCTTATAGTTGCATAGTATACCAACTTTTTAGGTAATCTCCAAGCTAACCAGTTATAAAAATCTTCTTTTAAGTATTCTATTTTATAAATCATAATATCTCCTATATTATTTTGTAAAAAAGATCTAACTTATCAAACAAAGATTCATCAAATATTTCGTGATGACTTACTAAACTATTCAATTTTCGTATATTATTAACTTTTCCACTAATTCTAACCATAGAGTAAGACACCCTTTTGGTGGGCCTATCTAAAGAATAATCAGACCCACCATTAAGTTTATAAGCTATTAATACTTCTTTCATTAATCCTCACCCAATATAAAATGTCTCCAACCTTCTGTTCCAAAAAAATCTTCTTCATCAAGTTTATCTAAAGCTATTATTAAATCTATTAAATAATCTTTTACAAATTCAGCAGACATTCCTTTTATATTTCCAATTTTCATTAACTATTAACCCTCTCACGTAACTTCCTCTTTAAGGCTTCCTTTGGGTCTTCTGGTTGAGCTTCCTCTTCAATAATTGCCTTTGTTACATTTTTTCCCACCGCCTCTTTAACAAGCCTCTTCAGCTTCTTAGTTCCCATTTCTTCAATCTCAGATTCTTCAAAATCATCACTAAGGGCTGTAATTGCCAAAGCCTCAAGTTGATCTCTATCCATATCATCAATTGATGTTGTTTTTGTTTCAGTAATAGAAGATGCCTCTTCTACAGCCCTTACTACAGTTTCACTCCTTGTAGCAGTTTCATCAATTGGTGAAACATCCTTTTTGGGTGAAACTTCCCCACCAAGACCTAAAAAGGTATCCTTTACTTCTTCATAACTTGCATATTCTATTACTTCAGTAAATGGTAGAATTCCTTCAAGCCATTCATCTTTTGCCACTGTAGGACTATCATCCAATTGAAAATTCTTGTATACTGAAAAAGTAGTATTTGGCTTCTTCTCTCTATCAAAATAAATAGCAATACCATCATCTATATTGGCAAGATTCAATATTTCATCCGTAGCCTTCTTATAACTAACACCCAATATATCATCCATTGCTGTACGAGGACATGACCAAACTTGAGCAACTTGCTTATCCACAGAAAGACTTAAATCTACTACCCATACAAGATATCTTGTCTGTGGATATAGATCTTTAGCCATTTCCGGCTCTGTATCCCACAACTCAGCTTGTTGTTCACATATAGGACATAGGCTACTTTTCATCCGTTTAAGACATAGATATTGATCATTATTAACACCAACATTCTGATGAATATGGACAGTAAGACCATAAAAGTTAAGATTATCATCAGGATGTGCTGGTAAAAGTCTTACCTTATGTGCCTTATCAGTTACCTTCCAAAAAGCTCCATCTCCTGTTGCAGAAAAAATAGTTTTACTATTATTCTTATCAGGGTACTTTCCACGAGAATCATAAGCAGCTTTTAATGATTCCTTTGACGGGGACTTCCAATTCTTTTTATCCATTGTTTGCTTCCTCCTTGTTATTTATAATATTGACAAATTATTCCTAAAATTACAAATGGTGAAACTATTAAAAATGAGCCTACTATATGTACTACAAGGAATTTTAAATCCGCATCTTTTTCTGTATCCTCTTTTTGATAATTAAACCAATCCCAATTTTTATGCATAAAAATCTCTCAAAATATTATTACTAATAATAACATTGCTATAGCTATTAAAATAGCTAAAATTGGTAATATCCATAGTGGACTCAATAACCAAAACCATGACACATTTAATATATCAAAGAAATTTAAAGAAAGCAAGAATAAATATATCATCCATATTAATAAAGCAACTGCATTTATTAATGCTTTATCATATTTCAATTGTTTAATTATTCTCATTGCTGTTCCCTATTATAGCAGGATTTACTTTTTCATATAGATGCATGAATTGGGCTTGTTCCCCAACTCTTTCAGTATCTTTTCTAAATCGTCTTTGCCAATAAGATGATAAATGAATACCTTTACTAACATTTATATCATATCCCCAATCTATGCCACCGTGCCCTGGTAAATCAGAAACATAAAGTATCTTATTAAAACTTGATTTATAACCAATAGTTTTCATCTCTATTCCTTATCTTCAGCCATCTTCTTTTGCAATCTTTCCTTTATACTCTCAGTTCCTTGCCTCTTAACTATTTTTGTTTCCACACTGGCCCAATATCCTGATATGTAAAGCTCTACAAGAAGCTTCAACATATCACGTCTTTGCTGAAATGCATCTCTTATTACTTCCGCTTCTTTAGCATCGGAACAACTATTTATATATTTCTGTTGCAAGTCAGCGTATTGTAAATTTCTTGTAATTTCATTTTGTACCATAGCTTCTGTCAATTTCTTACCCTCAGCACTTGCAGCTTCTCTTATAATACCATCTAAACGTGCTGACATTTGCTCAACTGCTAATTTAATCTCATCCCTTTTCTTATATAATGAGGCTAAATTTTGTGTATAATTATCAAATAGAACTGGTTGCCTTAGACAGCATTCATCTAGTTCACTCTGATCAATTTTTAAATCTTCTCTATATCCCATTTATTTCTCCTTTATAGGGGATTTTTGCGGGTGAGTTCATCCCCAAACTCTTGATGCTTATGAACAATCCATCAATATTAATATATCATAACTTTTTCAAAATGTAAAGATTAATTTTTATAAAACCCAAGCCTTATATATTAGAAGCAAAAGTTCTGATTTTTGACTTCCAAAAGTAAGTGGGCTAAGAAATAATTCCAATTTTTCTGCATAAATACTTGGACTATCAGCCTTTTTTAAACATGCTGCTAAGTATCCAGCAATAACTATCCTCATCTGCTCCGACTCAATATTTATATTCTCATATGTTTTTACTACATTTTTCCAATCAGTTCTTGGTCTTTTAATTATTAATCTACATAATTCAATAATGTCTTGTTCCTGTTCCAATTCATCTGCCAATAAGGTACATATTTTATCAAAATCTTTAATATCCTTTACTTGATTCAGCATTACTAATGCTTTGCGTGGACATCCCGATGACTTATATACTAAAAGATTCAAAACATCTTCTGATATTACTAATTTTTCTAACGTGGTAACATATACTAAAATTGACTCAATATCTTTATTAGATAAAGCTTTTAAGGTATAGGACAAACATCTATTTTTAATAGTTGGTAATAGCTTCTGTTGGTCTGTTGTACATAATATAAAATATGAATATTTAGGAGAATCCTCCAACAATTTTAAGAGGCAATTCTGACCCTCTTTGGTTAATTGTTGAACCTCATCTAATATAAATACTTTATTATTGCCCAATAGTGGAGATCTCCTTGCAACTTCATTTAATTCTCTTATGAAGTCTACCCCATTCGTATTTGCAATATTAATTTCAATTATGTCACTACTGGCATTTAGCATGTTTGCCATAATTCTTGCAAATGTGGTTTTTCCTGTTCCTGAAGGGCCTGAGAATAGAAAAGCATGTGGGAAAGCCTTTTCTTTAAACAAAGATTTTAGGCTTTCTTTAATCTCCTTATGTCCAAAGACTTCTTCTAATGTTTTTGGCCTGTAATCATTATATAGCATTAAACCCCCCATTTGTAGCATTTAGCATATACTTCAATAAGGTCTTCATTCTCATTATTTTCATTAAATTCAATAAAGGCTCCTTGACAATGAGGATGTATTCCTTTTATATTCTCAATCCATTTCTCAATTATAAATTGTCTAACAAAGGGTTCTGGATTTTCTTTAAGAAAATTTAAAGAAACCACACTGATAAGCTCCCAACCAACTCCGTTAAGAAACATTAATAATATTAAAGATGTTATAATATTTTTCATTATACTTAAATATATACTTATTATTTTAAATTGTCAATATGAATCAAATATCAAAAATTTCCTTTATTGAAAAAATGTCAAACCAATTATTCCCAATACTTCCTTCTACTACTAAAGGCACATCAATCATAAAATCATATTGTTTCATTTCCATTATTCCTTGAATTTCCTCAATAGCATCTTTGGCATCTTGCTCTTTTACACACATGATCAATTCATCATGGCAGTTTAAATAGATCCAATAACCTCTTCTTGATATTTTATTCATTACTTTACTTACAATAGAAGAGGCTCCTCCCTGAACAGGTGTATTTAGAATTTCATTAGTTGTTAATGGGGCATATCTTCTACGCCCAGGGGGGATCTCAACATATCTCTTTTTTTCATAAATTTTAAGTATTCCTTGTTGCCACTCCAAAATCTCTGGAAAATCAAACCAAAGTTTCTCAAGCAACATCTCTGCTTTTGATTCTGAAATACCTAATCTTTTAGCCGTAGATTTTGGTTTAGACCCATAAAATGAGGGAAACACAAATTCGTTTTTAGCTCTGTATCTCATCATTTTAACAGATTTTTGTGTAGCATTTTTAATAACTTCTTCACCCCAAATCTCTACAGCCTTAGCCATATGAATATCATATCCTGAAATGATGGCGTCTATTAATTTTCTACAATTACTTAGAGCAGCTAAAACCCTTGCTTCTAATTGAGCATAATCAAATATAATTAATACATATCCGTCAGGAGCCACAATTATTTGTCTAATTTCGGGATGTTTCCTCTTATCCAAATTTTGTAAATTTATATCTGAACTTCCTAAGCGTCCAGTTTCTATTGGATAAAAATTTGTATGATATTTCCCATCTGGGAATATACAATCCTTATACCCCTTTAATATCTTACCTTCTATACCTGAGTATTCCCTAAATTTTAATAATAATTCACAAAATCTGCTCTGTCCTACATAAGTTGCCAAAACTTCTTTATCAACCGCTGGTTTACCAGCTTTTTTGGTCTTTTTGAAAGATTCTAAATTTTCTATTTGAAATAATATTATAGGAATATCTTTACTATTAGATTTCAAAGCTGGCATTTTGCCATATTTGCTTTTAAATGTTGTTATACTATCTAAATTAAATAATTCTTTTTCTATATTCTCTCTTTCAATCACATAATCTTTTAATAATTTATCTCTACTCTCCTCATTTGTACAAGCACCATCGTATTGAATCTGTGCTATAGTTATTGCAGTTTCTAATTGCTCTCTATAACAATTATTTAATTTTTCATCCTTATCTAATAATTTTTCCTGCTTTTTAAAAATTCTGTATTCCCAAATAGAATCTTTAGCATTATAATCAAGTAACTCTTCAATTGGTAATTGTGTCAAATCCTCCATTATAGAATTTGGATAAGTTTTCCAACTAACACCATAATTCACAAATGCTAAAAAATCTAAACTGCGTGTTCCATTACGACAATCCAATATATATTTCTGTAGCATTGAATCTTCAATATTAGTTATATCAATATTTAAAATAGCTTTGACCCATTCCATTTCAAATACAGAATTATGTATACCTTTTCTACTTCTTGGATTTGTTAATAGGTCTGAAAATCTACTCTTTATCTGTTTTTCCTGTTCATCTGTCCAATATTTTTTCTTATCTATAAATGTATGATAACTTATAGGAAAGGCATAAACTGTTTCACCATCAAAGGTAATGGCACTTGTTAATATTTTAGATTTTTCAAAATATGGTTTTAATCCAAGAGTTTCTATATCAAATACAAAAAAATCCTTATTATCAGCCATATCAAAAAAGCTTGTAACTGCTTGATATGTAAGCAATTTGATAATTTTAAAAGGTTTTGGTTGTGGAAGAGGGACAGTAATTAAATCTTTAACAATTGATAAATCTTCTCTTAATACTTTTAAAGAATCGGTGTAATTTGTACCTTTAGTCCATTGTATTTTGTTATCTGAAACTCCATCTTTCAAGATTTTAGACATTGGAAATACTGGAACTACCCAGCAATTCAAATCATGTAATGGTACAATATTGCCTCTCCATCCATGAATCCCAGGCTCAGATCTATTAAGTAAAGATTTAATAGCAGCATTGCCCATTGCTATTATTACTTTAGGTTTTGCTTTTTTAATATCGGCAAATACTTTTGGTCTACAAGCATTTATCTGAATATCCGTTGCTCCATCTTTATCCGCTTTGCAAGAAACCGCATTATTATATCTTACTTTTTCAGGATTGATTTTTAAATGTTCTAAAATTGTATTAAGGACTTCACCGGATTCCCCCTTAAAAGGTTTCCCCATTAAATCATCTCTTTCAGAAGGCCATTCACCAAGTATATATATATCAACATTCTCAGGCCCAATGGGGGTCATTTCGGGGGATTTGCACTTTTTGGACAAGTCACAATTGGAGCAAAAAGGAGATTTTAATTCGTCAAATGCCATATTAGTCTATTAAAGTTGAAAGGATTGTTATTGTTTCTGACCGTCCCTGGATTGCTTTAATTTCATTCTCCTTATTCAATACTGAAAAAGTATCTAATGTAAGAATTTTCTTTAAATAATCAGTTGTGATTCTGAAATTTATTTCTTCTGCTTTATTAGGAATCTCTATATCAAAGGTTTCACTAATATTTGGTGTGTGCATGGTTATAGCATTATCTTTTATAGTAACATTCATTACTTCATCAAAAAGACTAATTCTATCAACTACTTGTCTGATTTCTTCTGTTGGATTAATTTCAAAAGCAGGACTGTACTTTTTCATCAAATTCTCAAAATCTGGACATTCTTGTTGCTCATAGTTTGCAACATATAGTATTGTATTATCTCCTATAGCCTTAAATCCACAGGAGTAAACTTCCAATGTTTTGAATATACCTTTAAATTTTAATAATAGTTTTACAAAATTAGATGGTATAAATATAGAATTTTCATAATCTATACCTGTTTCATCTACAAAAACTATTTCTCTATTACTACTATATATTTTCTTATTTTTTAAGTATACGCCACAAAAAGCTGTATCATTTTTGGATGAAAATTGTAATGCCTCATTTAATGCATTCATAAAATTCAAAGATACATTTATTCTACATAAAAAGTCTTTCGCAGAATATTTCAAAGATGGTGAATCTGGAAAATCATTTAAAGATTCTGTTGGAATAACAAATTTATTCTTTTTACCATAATTTATAGTAAGTGTATTTTCATTTGTTGTAAATGTTAAATCTGTTTCCTTATTCATAGATGATAAAAATTTTGACATCTTTTCCGTCAATACACATCCATTAAAAGGTAGTTTATTATCCAGACACATCTCTAAGTAAACTTCCATATTTGTCGCTTTTATTATATTATCTTTTACATAAGTGTACTCTGTTATTGGAGAAAACCCCTTTCCTAATATTGATGATGTTTCAAAAATCTTTTTTAATTCATTTACCTGCATTTTTTATCCTCCTATTAAATTGTCTCTTTTATTACCATTCCGTAATTATTAACTTTTTTATCAAAAACTAAATTTGGTTTTTTAATTAATCTATTTTTCTTAAATAGTTTGTAATTCACATGATGTTGTTCATGTCCAAATTTATAAGATACCTTTACTGAATCTGGATGTTGTTTCTGCAAAGATTCTGCCATCTTTTTTCTTCCATCTAAAATATATAATTCATCCGTATTCCCACCTTTCATTGTCATTGTAGCTTTTTTTCCTATTAAAAAAACATTAAACAATAAAGTGCACCAACCATCTTTCAAAACTCTAATAGATAAATCCGTATCCTCATTGTAAGTTCCTCTCCATTTATAAGGAACATCATTTCTTATAAGTAGACATGAATAAATTCTTGTATTCAAATAATATGGAGGCAGTCTACTCATAGATTTACAAAGGAATCTATAATTGAATCCTGATAAAGCTATGTTCTCATATCTATTTACAAAATCCTCAGCAATTTTGAATATTATGCCAGTATTCACGGGAATTCTTTTATTTCTATTAAGTCTATAAAATGCTTCAATATTATCGTCAAGTATCCAATGCCATTTATGACCCTCTTTGATACTATGCTCCCATACCCAGTTTCTTGCCGGAATAGAACCTTGCCCTAAATTGCTGAAGGGCATTACTAATATTTTGCTTTTGTCTATATATAAAGAATATTTTTCATACTCTTGTGGTTCAATCACAATTCTATAAGGCATTTTCATATCATCCAATGCTCTACTTGTTAATCTACTTTCCCATCTACCTTTTGAAATTATATAAATTGGATAATTATTCTGATTCAAGACAATACCTTTTATTTATAAATGAATCTTTAATTAATTGTGGGTATCTTATACTCTTAGTCTTTTTAGTTAATTTCTGTCCTATTAGTTTAGAGAATTCTTCTAAATCTTCCTTTGTTTTAAATCTAATTTTTATTAAACTATAAAATTCCTCAGCTTCTTGAACAAATTCTGGCATATCTACCCATTCTTTTCCCCAATCGGAGTCAAAAAAAGTTTTCTGTGACATTTAAATTGCTCCTCTTTAAAATTTTAATAATTTGTTTATTTCCCATTTTGCCATATCTCCAGGATCTTTGCCATGAGGTAATTTTATAACTCTTGTTTTACAAAAAGGACTTAAATAATCTGCTAAATCCTGTGCCTTCTTACTTGTTGTTATCAAATGTGGGTCATTGTCAAAAAGAATTATTAACTCCTCAGCTTTTAGTCCAATTAATATATTTCTCTGCTCTTGCGTTATTTCCGTGCCACAAAGTGCTACTGTACGGTCAAGTCCTGTTTTAATAGCATCAAAGCAACCCTCAACTATAATTATCTGTTGTCTACCAATTACATTATTATAATTATATATCATTTTTTTAATATTGACAAGACTTTCTTCATTTGGACAATTAAGGTATCTAACTTTTGCAGTTTTATCCCAACTTCTCCCAATAAAATTAACCATCTTACCGTTTAAGAAAAAAGGAATAATTATTGAGTTCTTGTATTTCCCATACACGCAATAACGTAAATCTGCTTGCCCAATATCATCCCATGTCAAATCATATTTCTCTTTTAAAAAATTAAAAGCAACTTCCTGCCACATATTTGTTGTATTATAATCAAATCTATAAGTATGTAGTGGTAATTTAAAATCTTTATTCTGTATAATTATAGGCTCTTCTACTATCTTATTCCTTTCCTCCAAAACCTTTTTTAACTCTGATGTTGGGCTAATTATCTCCTTAGCTTCAATGAAAGAAATACCTAATAATTTAGATATTAATTTTGGGAGATTCCCCTTAACTCCACAAACCCAACAACCAAAAACACCCTTTGTTAAAGAAATTGATAAATGGAATCTATTTTCCCCACAAAAAAAACAGCAAACTCCTATTTCGTCTCTACCAATGTTGCTGCCACTTTTTCTATATTCTATTTTTTGCTTTAATAATAGATTTTCTATATTGAAAGGCATCTTTAGCCCCAAAGTTTTTTATTGATTATTTTTGTAATAGTCCCTTGTCTTAAATTATATTTTTTGCCTAATTGTTCTTGTGTACAATTACCTGTTTTATATAAATCTCTAATTTCATTAGCAATTTTTTCATCTATTTTGCATCTTCTTGTATTTCTTCCATTTTCTTTATGTGAAATCCAATTACAATTACTTGGTTCATAATTACCATCATTATTTATTCTGTTTATTTGTAGTCCTTCTTTGTATCCATTATTTACTGCCCAATCCCTGAAAGGGATGAATTCTAACCATTCATTGCATACTGCAATACCCCTACCACCATAATTTTTGTAACCTTTATCGTTTAAATTTAGACATCTTTTCTTCATACTTGACCAAACTTTATGAAGTTTTGTATGACTTTCTCCATGTTTTATTAAAAATTTTTGTTTCATACAACCACAAGATTTATTTCTTTTCCCATCTCCAAGTCTCCTTATAACTTCTTGCTTGCAATGTTCACAGTAAAACAATCCAAAACTGACCATTCTACTATTTATAATTCTTGGCGGTAGATTTTTTATTAATTGCATAGCTATTTAATTGTCCATAAGTTCTGAGAACGTGCAAAAATTGCCCATGTCAAAATTAGTATAAATTCTAATCTGTGCCCATTTCTTTGAACTTCTTGATCTCATCACAAATAAACGTGCTTGATTTAATAGCAATTCTTCATTGGTCTGATTTATACTAATCGCCAAATCACATACATTAAGTATATCTATACTCCCTCTAATATCTTTACTTTGTATAATTTTATTTCCTATAGCTGCTCTTTGACTATGTGTAGATGTCACAACTGCAATATTCTTTTCCATAGCTATACGCCGTAATTCATGGCTCAATTCTTCAAGTGCTTTCCAATCATCCCCACGTTTATTTTCATTATATTTTAGTCCCTGTAATCCATCAACTAATATTATATCTGGGGATTTCCCATGAGCTAATTCCAAATCACTGATTAAATTTTCTAATTTCCTAATAGACAATGTTTTATCTGGAAATTCTTTCAAAAACAAAGAACCTCCAAAACTCCTCATTGCTTTAAGAGACTTCTTGACTTTATTCACATTACCTAAATGGTCTGGTTTAAATCTAATTTTTTCCTTTCCTGACCAAATCTCCAATTCTTCCATTGGTTTATTTGTTACACCTGAAAATCTTTGGAAAAATCTACTTTTAACTTGATGTTCAGACATCTCTGTTGTAATGTAAAGAATATCTTTGGAATATAGCAAAGCCTTGCTACCTAAGAAAATGAAAAAGAAAGATTTTCCTACATTCAAAGGGGCAACTATAACAGATAATTCTTTTCTCTTCAATCCACCAATTATTAAATCAAGTGCTTTTATCCCTGTTGGGCAACAAATCTCACCATTATATTCATCATTATAAAATCCTTTCAAATCTTCTTCTAATAAATTTACTGTATTAGAATATCCTATTTTATCTAATAATAATTTTTTAACCCTTTCCTCAATGCCATCAATATCATTATTATCAAGTAATTCTACGCTTTCTATAAGTGTTTTTTCCCATAGCCTTTTTCTAAGGAACAAATCTAATTTATCAAAAATGTATTCTTTAATGTAAACTTCAGAAAATAATTTATTTAAATAGGCTATTATTATAGTTTGTTCATTTTCTGGAAAATTTGTTAAAATAATTTCGTCAGCTTTTTCTCCTATAGTAACTCCATATTTATCATAAAAGTCAAAAGATATTTTACATATTTGCTTTTGAATTGAGGATTTAAAAATATCAGGATTAATTTTGTTTCTGCAAATAATTAGGAATTTTAAATCCGTAAGAATTAAAAACAAAATCCCATTTTGAATATCATCACTCAATGTTTCATTCATATTTTATTTCTCATTATATTTTTATAGAATTCCGTCCAGTAATTTCTTTTGTTTTTTCCATTAGTTCTTGTATGACAGGAAGTGCCTAAAGTAATTAAATTTTCTGGATTATTATTCTTTTTATTGTAATCAATATGATGAACATGAAGTCTATCATGTATTTCAGTGCAATTCGGAAATTGGCACATATAATTATCTCTTTCAAGTATAGATTTCTTTATTTGTTTAAACTCCTTTGGATATATTTCAAAAGATTTACCGCCTTGCCAAGAAGGACTATTTTCACCAGCAAATCTACCTTTTCTTGCTTTTGATATATTTTGTCTATGCTCCTTTGTAAATACTTTTCCTAATGTTTTCCCTTTATTACTTTCGCCTATTTTACGTTTTGTTTCTTCTGGACGATGCTTTCCATACATGGGGTGCTTTTCCTTGGTTCTACCAAAAGCAGGGCATTCCTCTCCCCTTTTTCCAAACATTGGATTATTCACCCCATTAAAATCCGCATGATTTTCTTTCATTTTTTGTTTATGATTTTCACTTTTCTTTTTTCCTTTAAGTGATACAGATTTTAATTCATTGGATATGCAACCACAAGATTTATCTCTTTTTCCAGAACTAAGGTCTTTTTCTACTTCTTGGAAACAAAAAGGACATTTAAATACAGCATAACTTACATTATTACCACTTTTATTTTTTCTTACACCCAATCTTTTAATTAATTCCATAAAACAACTTTCTCTCTTCTTCCAGCATCTTTTTTTCTTCAAACATTAATTTTTCCTTATCTATATCAGAAACATCCCTTGGATAAAACATTAATATTTCTTTCCCTTCTTCGGATAACCAATTTAAAAATTTATCCTGTGCAAATTTTGATACAAGAAAACCCAAATCATACTTTTTGCCACCTAAAGAATCAAACAGCACAAGAAAATATAATTCCACAAATCTCTTTAATAAAAGTCTCTTATCCCATAAAGGCTTCAAAAATAAGTATAATTGCATAAATATTTCTTCATCTTGTTCTGTAAAAATACCTGTATATTTAATTCCTGCATCATTCAGATAAGCAAGTTTAAATCCTTCCATTATTGGAGATATGTTTGATGCTTCCCCGTGCTTTAATACTAGCATAATTTTAGAAAAATTGTAATAAAAAATGCCTATACTCCAACAATTTTTCAAAGCTAAATTATCTCTACTTACAAAGTATTTTTCACATGCTTTTTGCAAAAATTCTAATTTATGTTCACAGCCAAAAATAGAAATATCTTCATAAGTCTTTAATAATTTATTTATTAATTTTATATCTTTCCCAAACTCTATCTTAGCCGGAATTCCAAATAAAGTTTCATACCTTTCAGCATAATATTCTAAAAATTCTTTAGAAATAAGTGAGTTAGGATTTATCTTTTTATTTAGAGATACTTTTTCACTTATTACAATATCTTCAAATAAATTTGTTGTTTTCTTTCGTTTCATTTATAAGTAACTGCTTAAAATCTGATAAATTTAATTTATTCAAATTATATTCTTGAAATAAAGCAATAAAAGCTTTCTTATCAAAACTGCTCTGTGGAATTTTAATATTTATTTTATCACTCTCAAATGGTATACGTATAAGTTCAACATTCATTTCAAGATCAACTTCCTTGCCATAAATGCTCAACCAATGATTCCAGCACCGTCCCTGCTGTATAAGTTTTACAGCCCTCTTTACACCAATACCTTCTACACCCTTGATATTGTCACCTTTATCCCCCATTAATGCCTTCACATAGATGTACTTTTCAGGAATTATACCAAACTCTTTTTTAAAATCAAGTATGGAATAAAATTCTTTTCTATGGGGCAAATATTGAACCACCCTATCCCCAAGTAATTGATACATATCATTATCTGAACTAACTATAATAAATTGATTATCAATACTGGATTCTTTTACAAAATAGGCTATTAAATCGTCTGCTTCATAACCTTCTAATGATATATTTGCCCAATCTCCTAAAGTCTTTAAACTATCCTTTAATTTATCTAATAAAGTGTAATGATTTGCTTTATTTTTAAAATCTGTACTTGATTTACTTTGCCTATTTCCTTTATAATCGGAATATAATTTCTTCCTATTATTAATTTTTGAATCCCATATTAAAATAATATTAGTTGGTTGATTATATTTTTGTTTTATTTTATTGCATGTGGATAATAATCCTGTAAAGAAGGAATGAATGAATAAATTTACTTGGTGGGATGATTGAAATTGTGAATCATAACTTGGAATAGAAGTTAAAATTCTTATGGCAAAATTATTACCATCAAAAAGAATATTGAGCATTTAAATGCCTCTCCTTATTATAAAATATTAATAATTATATTTTGATAATAATCTGTCCAATAAGTTCTGTTATTTTTACCATTTGTTTTTGCATGACAAGAAGAACATAAAGCAATTAAATTTTTTGAGTTATTATTCTTTTTATTATAGTCAATATGATGGACATGTAACTTTTTATGTTCTCCTTTACAATTTGGATCTTGACAAGTATAATTAGCTCTTTTTAATATGGAGTGTTTTAAAGGTTTATTGAATTCAATACCATATTCTTCAAATGATTTACCATTCTGCCAATGGGGGGAATTTTCTCCGGTATATTTACCTGTTCTTGCTTTAGCTTGTTTTTGTTTTGATTCCTCAGTACGTTGTTTTCCAAACATACCGTTATTTTCGGGATTTTTATTTCTTTCTATTGCTGATTCTTTCATTTTTTGTCTTGTTTCTTCTGTAGGATGTTTCCCTTTCTGTGCTTCAGAATATCTTTTTCGTTGTTCTTCTGTTCTTTTTTTACCAAAATTTGGACTTAATTTCCCCTTTTTTCCATATTGAAAATTGTATATTCCTTTATTTTTAATGCAACCACATGATTTTGCTTTCTTGCCATCACTCAACCGTCTTTCTACTTCTTTATTACAATTATCAAATGAACACCAAAAGACACCCCAACTTTCCATCCTTCCTAATTTATTTAGTCTTGTCCCCAATTTTCTAATCAATTCCATATTATTTTTCCTCTAAACCTTGCTTAATATTTTTTCTATGCTCACGTCTTAATCTTTTAATAGATAACCTTTTATTCTGTTCAAGTGGTTCACCTTCTTTATCATCTAAATAAGGATTTCTCTTCATAGTAATTTTTCTCTTAGGTTCTTTTCTTTCAAATCGTATACTCACAAACATCCCATATGTGTTTCACGGTTAATATCTTCCAAAACTACTTTTCTAAACGCCAAAGAAATCATATAATCATATTCACCACTATATCTCTCAGTTGGCTCTACTCCAAATTTCAGTCCAAAATATAACTGATAACCTTTCTTGCCAAGACTCCTATCTTTATATAATTTACCAAAACTTATAGATACAAAAAATGGGAAAAATAGATTAATCCTTACAAGATATAAATCTAATGTGAAGATATGCCAAGGTTTTAAGGGAAGAAAAAAATGTACCCCAATATTATTTGGATGCTTCTTCAACCTCAACAATCTAAACAGTATAAACTCTTGCAATATAATAGATTTTTGGTATAAATATTCCAATATTTTGTTATTTGGATAAAAAGTACCAAGCATTTTAAAATTCTCCTATTGTTTAAGTATATCAGAAATTTGTTAGAAAGCAATCATTTTTTTGAAGTTTTTTGTACTAATTCAGGTTCTTTTTCCCATTTCCCACATTTACAACAATAGAAGCCTCCATCATTTCTCATTTTACAGTAACAGTGATCCGACAAACATTTTTTCACCTTAACCTCTTATTTATTTTTAGTTCTCCACATCTTCTCAATACCCCTTGTACCAGCACTAACTCCAAGAACAACCAACATAGCTGACCAGATACCGTCTGGAATTATTATTGGCTGTAATCCATAAGAAGCAAAATAAGGCATTAATATAAAATTGTTGCAAATCAAAGCTACAAAGCAAAACCCTACCAACGGACGCCAAGCATAAACTATAAATTTATCTGATTGTGCCTCAGTCCTCATAGTTGCATTTACTGTTTCTAATTGTGCTTGTATATTTTTTTCCTCTTCAAGGGCTAATTCCAAAGCCTTTATTTTAAATTCCTCCTTCTCTTTATCGGAAATAGTTGGAGGAAGATATTTATCTACTAATTTCCCAACAACCTTTCCTACAGTGCTGCTTAACAAATCTCCAATTATAGGCAATCCCATAAAACCTCCTTAAAAAATTTTTGCTATAACTCCACCAATTATACTTGCTATACCCAATTTGGTGACTTCCCAAAGTCTGTTGTTACCAGTTTCTTTCATTTTTTTCATACTACTTGAGCATTCATCAACATCTTTTTTTATATTTATAATTTCTATTTCTTGGCGTGCTTGATTTTGCATAATCTCAAGTATCTGTTTTTGACCATCCTTTAATTCCTTAATATCTGTTTGAATAGGATTTAAGTAAATTTCAAATAAGTCTTTAATTTCCATAATTAACTCCAATCTTAATTATACTTTGATAGAATTCTGTCCAATATTGTCTTTTCTTTTTACCAAATGTCTTGGCATGGCAATTATCACATAAAGTTATAATATTCTCTGGATTATTGTTCTTTTTGTTATAATCAATATGATGCAAATCTAAAGCATCTGTTTTATATTCACAATCAGGACATTGACATGTGTAGTTATCACGTTCTAATATCTGTTGTTTTAATTCTTTGTTAAATTCTATACCATATTTTTCAAAAGATATTCCATTTTGCCAATTAGGGGATAGTTCTCCTGTTTTCCCTTTACGAGATTCAGACATTTTTTGTACTGTTTTTTCAGAATAAGGATTATCTTTACCCTTGTTCCACGGTTCAACACCTTTATGAGATTCAGACATTTTTTGTCTTGCTTCCTCTGTTTGTTTTTTACCATACATGGGGTGATTTTCACCACTAAAATCTGCATGATTATCTTTTATTTTTTGTCTTGCTTCCTCTGTATGTTTTTTGCCATAAAAAGGGTTATTTTCACCTTTAGTTGCTTCTCTCATTTTTTCTTTTGTTTCTTCCGTTGCTTTCATTCCTAAATGAGATTCCCTTACTTTTTGTCTCATTTCTTCAGAATATTGATTGCAACCACAAGATTTATTTC